GTGAGCTGGTGGTGAGCTGGTGGTGAGCTGGTGGTGAGCTGACGGCTACTAGGTGGCGGCCCCCTATGCGGACCATGAGGAGTGCCGGGGCGCCGTCCAACAACCCGCACCCCTATAACTCCCACATCCTCCACAACCCCATCCACGCGACCTTTAGTACTTAATTACTACACCCACGTAACCTTTAGCCTCCAGCTTCTAGCCCTCAATTACTACACTCACGTAACCTCTAGCCTCCAGCTTCTAGCCCCTAATCACTTCATCCACGTCACTTCTAGCCTACCCCCATGCGGACCAAGGCACCCGGCCCTTTGCTGTTTACCTCCTGCCTCTTGAAATTTCGCAACGCATTGCGTACTATGGCGCCATGAGCAACATAGTCAAATCCAGCCGCAGATTACAGAGTTATGTCACGCAATCCGGATTTACTCCGGAGGCGTTGTACAACTTTCCTGCGCGCCACATAATTCCTGAGCAATATCTTGAAGAAGTGGGCATTCGCCGCATAGCAGAAATGCTATGCTATGGTGTAAGTACGCGCCATGTGTCTAACTACTTACAAATAAGTCCGGTAATTCTCAAGCGTTGGATTAAAGAAGATTCTGAAAGGCTTGAGTTTTATAACACTGCACTTGAAATTGCGGGCGAGGAGTTTGCATTTAAGGCCATTGACGATCTTGAAAACGCAGACATCAACTCGAAAGCCGATGTTGCACGTGCTTCGGCCATGGCCGAACACCTTCGATTTATGGCAAAGTCGTATAACAAGGAGCTTTTCAGTGAGCGAAAAGAGATAAAAGGCACTACTACAGCGCCTTTTGTGCTAAATGTGTCATTTGATCGTCGCGATAAGCCCACTATCGACTTGGACGCTATTGATTGCAATGAAGCCTAAACATGCAGTAAGTCCAAAACAGCCGGAAAACCAGATAAATTACAATGCTACGCCCACAGGATCGGACTTTCACAGTTCAAATGTGGGCTTTCGGTGTTTAATGGGGCCGGTTGGATGCGGAAAATCAGTCGCGTGCGTCATGGAATTACTGTTTCGCGCGTTAAATCAGAAGCCAAATGCAAGTGGAGTGCGCGAGACAAAGTGGCTGATTGTGCGAAATACGTACCCGATGCTTGAGTCAACCACGGTTGAGACGTTTATTCGCTGGATTCCGCCTACAATTTGCAAGATGACCTACGATTATCCAATCGAAGGTCGAATAAACTGCCCTCATCCGTCGGGAGACGGTACGCGAGTGGATGCACGGTTTATCTTTATGGCCTTGGATCGGCCCGAAGATGCCAATAAGCTGCTTTCGTCTGAATATACAGGCGCGTGGTTAAACGAGGCGTCGGAAATTAATCGTGCTATTTTTGAAAGAATCTTCACTCGACTGCGTTTTCCTCAAACGGTCAAGGACGCTCAAGGCAAAGAATTATATGGACCCACATGGACGGGTGTGATCGCCGATACAAACCCTCCAAAAACGAGCCATTGGCTATACGACGAGTTCGAGAACAAGCGCCCGGATTCCAAAAAGTCTGTGCTATTTAAATTTCCGCCAGCAGTTTATTACGACTACGAGTCGAAGGAATGGGCGCTAAATTCCGAAGCCGAGAACTTAGCCAATCTACCAGATGACTACTATCGACAGCAGCTAGATCGACTGTCCGAAGATGAGATTCGAGTTTACCTTGCAAACGAGTACGGCATGGTTCGGCATGGAATGCCGGTCTTTCCTCAATACTCGGAATCGCTTCACGTAGCAAAGCAACCTCTTACACCGCTACGCGGATTGCCGTTAATTCTTGGCTTTGATTGGGGCCTAAATCCAGCAATGGTCGCAGCGCAGCTTACTCCAATGGGCAGGCTGCATATTCTTGATGAATTTAGTCCGGAGAACGAGGATTTAGAGTCCTTTCTTGACGACTATGTGCTGCCGCTTTTGAGGACTAAATACAATGGATTTAAGATCGAAGCTGTTGGCGATCCGGCGGGTCGAGGCCGCTCTGCGCTTGACAAACGCACGCCACTGGACGTAGTGCGGACTAGAGGAATACTAGTTCGTCCGATAGGTAATAACTCGTTCGTCACAAGAAAGGAAGCCGTTGATTACTTTCTCAATCGTACCAACGGGGTTAGTATCGATCCTCGGTTACGAATGCTCCGTGAAGCACTTGGAGGAGGATACTGTTACGCTAAGCTCAGCAATTCAGCTTCGTATAGAGAGAAACCGGATAAACAGAACCCGTATTCGCATATTGCGGATGCCCTTCAGTATTTATGCCTCTACGTCCGGTTCGGTATCTCAGGCGGAACAAAGCGCGATACGGACTCAACTACTGTTCAAAAAAGCTACGCTTGGGCATAAAGCGCATGAGTAATATTGTCAAAATGTCTGACAAACGGCCGCGAAGTGTGGCTGAGCACTTAAGACAAGTTGCCGATTCGTATATCGACAAAAACCAGGCTTTGGAGTCGGCGGTGCTTGTGCTAAGCACGCCCAATGAAGGGTATGCGTACCACTTAATTGGTGACTATTTATCGCTGAGTATGCTAGGAGCGCTCGCTATGCTGAAAAACAACATGATCGAGCAGTTCGAGTCGTCCGAGCCAGAGTAGCCGAGAGCCCGCCGAAGGCTCGCCAGACCGCTCAGAACGAGCTAGAAGCCGGTTACGCCGTCCGGCGCTACTTCGCCTAAGGGGGAGAGGCGCTGTGGGATGCCTGAGCGTAGGGGGAGGTGACTCAGACACAGTAGCCGTGCTTTCAGCTTCAGAGTATACTCATGCCACGCGACTCGTCAAGCCTCCACCATGACTCCAAGTAATATAGAGAAATGGTGGGACTTTTTAATACGCGCGCCTCTAAGTTTGGTACTACTTAGTGGTGCGGTGACGTTATTGTACGTCACGTATAAGTTTTTGTTGCACGTCGTCAATGAAATACGAGCGACGCTCCAGATTAACTTAAAACTAAGAGACGAGTTAGTTAGAAAACTGGATGAGCGCGAGGCATACATTACCGAGTTAGAAAGTATTGTAGATGAGTACAGAAAACTTTTGGTAGCTAATGGAGTGATGTATGCACAAGATAAGCGCACACGGAGCGGCTCTAATAAAACAGAGTGAAGGACTGCGGCTCTCAGCCTACAGATGTCCGGCAGGAAAGTGGACCATTGGGTATGGGCATACTAGAACTGCTAGAGAAGGAATGCGCATTGATGAGGCGCAAGCAGAAAATTTGCTTGCAAGAGACATTATGCTTTGTGAGCAGTGTGTGAATACGCACGTGTCACAGAAAATAAATCAGTTGATGTTCGATGCGCTGGTGAGTTTTGTCTTTAATTTTGGGTGTGAGAGATTTAAAACTTCGACGCTTCTTCGGTATCTCAACGAAGGAGAGTATGTAAAAGCTGCTGAACAGTTTGGCAGATGGGTTAATTCAAGAAACCCCAAGACTGGAAAACTTGAACCTTTGCCGGGTTTAGTAGCTCGACGTGCTAAAGAAAGGCAGATGTTTGAGAGAGGAATGCTGGAGTTGATGGGAAATCCAAAACCTGCGTCAGAAACTCCCGAAGAAAATCCTCGATACCCATTAAAGTCTGCAACTAATGCAGGACTTGCAGTTAGTGCTGTAGGAGTAGTTGGTACGGAGGCCGCTCAGTTAGCGAGTGAGGTTGCACCGCTTGTAGTGTACTCGGATGTCGTTAAAACGGTGTTCGTGGTTCTTACGCTAGTAGGTATTGGAATCGCTGCATGGGGGCGGTTTCGTGTCTATAAAGAGCGAGGTGTGTGATGGCTACACCAGTAAAGCTGCTTTCAGCGTCCACGATGGCTAAATTGTGCGCAAGTTTAGCGATTTTAGGCATAGTTGCCGGTGGGTTTACTTCTTGGACTATTCAGGATGTAAGATACGGCGCTATGCTGGCGATGAAAGATAAAGAGATTGCAGAAATTAAAGAAAACGTCGCTACTGCAAAAAGTGCAGTCCTCGAAGGCATTGCAGATAAAAGTGCTAAATTGGATCGTACTTATATCAGAAGATTCGATGAACTTCAGCGAGTAATTCAAGATGCAAAAGTATCCGCTAAAATTAGTGACAGTGAGCCTCGTCTGCTTACTCCTGACGAGTTGTGCATTTTGGAGCAAGCAGAAAGAATTGCCCGTGGCGACAGTATGCCCGCAAGTTGTAGCAAAGCCCGTACTGCCGTTTCCACCAGTCAGTACAATCAAAACTGACGAAGAAGCAATCATTTTCTATATCTATGCGGCAGGTGCGTATAGAAGTTGCATTCTGTCTCTGGAAGATTTGCAGTCAAGAGTTAATGGAGGCTCTGTAAATGGACAAAACGAGTGATGATCCATTTGTTTTGTACGAACAGAGCATGGCTCAGTTGACTGTTGAGCAGGCTTTAGGACAGTATGTTAAGTCGAAGTTTGAACAAGCTGAAAGGCATCGAGTTGAAATCGGGCTGACTTCACGCTTAGAAGCGTGCCTTCGTGCTAAAAAACGTGAGTATACTCAAGAAGAATTGCAGCTTCATAATGGCATAGACATTTACGTCGGTCTGTGCGACTTAAAAAGTAAAGGCGCCGAGTCGTGGATAACTGACATTCTTCTAAGTTCGATTGATAAACCGTTTACTCTTAAACCTACTCCTATTCCCGATCTTCCTGAGTGGATGAAAGATCAGGTTGTTGATATGTTGGAGGAGGAATTAGCGGCATTGGGTGGAATGGAAAACATGTCCGCCCTTATGGATAAAGCTAAAGAGTTAAAAACTGCGACTTTGAAATATGCCTTTGCAAAAGCAGAACGTGCTTCTGCTGCTATGGAACGGCATATTGAGGATCAACTAATTGAAGGCGGTTGGAGAACTGAGTTTGCGGCTTTTATTCACAATCTTACTGTTTTCCCATTTGCAGTTATTCGAGCGCCTGTCATAACTGCAAAACCCATGGGGCGGTGGGATGGAGATAAGTTTAAAGTAACTCAACAACCCGTCTGGTCCGTTAAAAACATATCTCCGTTCGATTGCTTCTGGTCGCCGGACTCTACTTCGCCACAAGACGGCGAGTATTTCATTCAAAGAGCAAGGCTTGGACATCCACAGTTATACAACTGCATTGGACTTCCGGGGTTTAATGAAGAAGCCATTCGACAGGTTTTAGATACCTACAAACATGGGTATTCGTTAGAAGTTCAAGGCGACAGCACTCGTGATAGCCTTGAAGAAAAAGAAGAAACGCTGTTCAATGGAAATCTAGTTGAAGTCCTCATAATGAACGGACTTGTTCCGGGCGATCTTCTTTTTGATAACGGAGTTATTGTTCCTGACTTACAGCAGCACTATGAAAGTGAGATTTGGGTAGTTGACAACATTTGCATTCGTGCAGTTTTAAATACTCACCCACTGCTTTCTCGCCCTATTTACTCAACTTGCTTTAGCAAGGTTCCCGGTACTTTTGCGGGGCAAGGTGTTGTTGATTTAGTTAGAGACATCGAACGCATGGCTAATGCGTCGATGCGTGCTGCACTGCGTAATTTTGCGTATTCCGCTGGTCCGATTGCAGAAGCCGTAGCCGAAAGATTTGAAGCTGGAGAGAATTTTACTGAAATTCAACCTTTCCGCATTTATAGTGTCAAGCCGGATTACAGCGGGCAAAACGGCGAAGCTATGCGGTTTAAGGTTGTTCCAAACGTTGCCAACCAACTTATGGAAGCCTTTGCGTATTACATGAAACTGGCTGACGATTTTAGCCAAGTTCCAGCTTATGTATTAGGCAATCCGCAAGTTGCTGGAGCAGGGCGAACTCTTGGCGGACTTTCGATGTTGATGGGCAATGCAGCTAAAGGCATTAAACAAGTGCTTTTAAATATCGATAGAGACATCATAGAACCCATGGTCGAGTCTTACTACGTTTTAAACATGGCCATGGGTGACGACGAAGATATTAAAGCAGATGCCCAAATAGTTGCCCGTGGTGCGTCAGGCTTGTTGCAGCGAGAACTAGCTCAAACTCGTACTATTGAGATTTTAAATCTGCTTACTCCATACGTTCAAGCTGGAGCTCTTGACATGGAGTCAATTAAAATTCTCTTGCGAGAAATACTTAAAACTACAGGATTGCCAGTTGACGACATTATTCCTGACCCAAATAGAATGCAAGAATTGGAGTCCGCTTTGAGTCGGCTTGGAGTCGTCAACGGCCTTGCTCGGGGCACCTCGACGCCTGTACCATTACCGCCGCAGAGTCAGCCGCCTAACGTGGACCCGGCGTTTCCGACGCCAGTTAATCTACCTACGGGAGCGTAATAATGCAGTTTGATGGGAGCCCAATTTTAGTTGGCGATTCAGTCCACGATTTGGCGTACGGACCGGGAATTGTTGTTGAGCTTAAGCCTCAAGAACAGCGCTTCGTAGTTAAATTTGGCGATAGGTATGTTGGCTATACTTTAGGCGGAGTTGGAAATTTTAATAGAAAAACTTTATTTTGGCGTGATCCGATTGACTCACTGCCTGTACCGAAAAGCGCTGATAAGTGGCAGCTTTTTACTCAAATAAAAGCCAGTTTACATAACGCGATACTCTAAACGCATGGCTAACGAAATTTCTAAAACTCCGACTCCTACTCTTGCTTCTGGGCAATCAGAGGTTTTAATTAGTAGGTTTGTCTTTTCGCCGACGGCAACTACGTCGCCTATAATAAACGTCGATCGTGAGCCAGTCAAAGTCGTTGTTATGGGGCTGACTGGTGATGCAGAGATTCGTGTAAATCAAGTTGTTGGTGTAAACGATGAATTGCTAAGTGAGCCTTACCTTCCTTATCCAGAAGGTATCGTTCTTAACGCAAACCGAAATGAAGTCATTCTTCATAGATCGGGAAGATACCAGCTTGAAATGTTAGTTAGCAGTTCTACAGAGTCCACCGCTTTTTGGTGGACTTTTAGTATGACGCATGAGTGGTATGATGAAATTGCAGAAGCACTTCGTTATTTGTGCGATTGCGTTCGTCCCAATGAAGTTACGTTAGTTGCTGGAAACGGCATCTTAGTCGAGGATTTGGGTGGAGGAACTTGGCGAGTTACGAACACCGCCATCCATACTGCTGATGATTCTACTACTGTAGATCATCAGATAGTTGAAGGAGTGTTGAGTTCGCATGTTAAGTTGTCGGAAGATCCGGGCAATGAAATGTTTGCTCGTGATGATGGCTTGTATGCAACGCTTTCCGACCCTAACGCTCCATGCAATTTAGGCACGCTTGTTCAGCCATTTAATGGGCTTGTAAGAAATGCGCGCTTTCTTGTATTAGATAATCAAGGTTGCATTCGTTGGGTAAGAGCACGGTCTCTTGCTAACTATGTTTGTGAGTTTGAGTGCGAAGAAGAACCGCCTCCTCCAAACTGCTGCGCTTTAACTTTCAGTCATGTAGTTCAGACTCTTGAAAGTATTGGAGTTGGAACGACTATTAATATAACGCTTACTGCTACTGGTTCTAATGCAGCCATATGTAGAGCGTTTACAAATCCGCTCACGTTTGCCCCGATAGTTGGGCAGACTATCAATGGTTGGCGATTCCAAGGCACCAGTTTTACCGGGCAAAATCCGTATACCAGTATTGATTTTCATACAGCCAATATAACGTCTTGGTCTGTAGTCTTTACGTTTGTTGCAGTTGAATGCAACCCAGTCGGTAGAAATGTCGCTTTTACAGCCACTGGAAATTGCAGAAACAATGCAGGACAGTTGATTGACGGATCGCAAGTTTCCTACCCTGTTTCTGTTAACCTACCTGCAATTACGGAAGATTGTGGAGAAGAACCGCCGCCTCCACCGAGTTGCTGCGCTTTAATTATTAACATAAGCTCTACACCGCCGACTGTGCCGGTTGCCGTTGGTGCTACGTTCGATGTAACTGTGATTTCAATCGCAGCCTTTAATCCGAACTGTCACGGCCGTTTATTTGTCAACGATTTAAGTGACTTGACTCCAACGGGTTGGGTTATTGATAGCGTTACAAGTACTCCTGCTAGTCAGGATATTAGATTTGGCGTTAACCATAGCACTGCTGGAACTAATTTTGTAACTAATGTAATTCGACTTCGAGCTGTGTCTTGCGTTTCTTCTACTACTAGAACATTTACGGTTAGCGGAGCGTGCTTTAATTCTTTTGGAAACCAACTTGGAGATACTTTTGTTAGTGAGAGCGTTACTATTTCGTTTCCGCAAGTTAACGCAAACTGCGAAGGTGAGCCTCCGCCTACGTGTTCAAGTGCTTATAGCCATACTTTCTCGTCTATATCCGCGCCAGTTTCTGTTGGAGATTCGTTCTACTTAGAAGTTACTTTAACCGGACAGAATGCAGTTTTGGCTCGTACTAAAAACTTTGCATTATCGCAGCCATTTCCAATTCCGAGCGGGTGGACAGTTTCCGAAATAGACGTATTCGGGCTTCCGAGTTCGTTTAACCCCACAACTTCTGAAGTAGATTTTTACTTCGCTAATGTAACTTCTTTTACTGTACGTTACACTTTTACCGCGTCTGCGCTAAATAGCGGAGGGTCTACTAATTTCACTGTTGGTGCAAGATGTGTAGATAACTTAGGTAATTTAATACCTGGCACTAACATTAGTTACACTATTCCGATTCAGTTCCCGGCTGTTACTCAAAGTGGGTCTGGCCCATCGCCAAATTGTTGTGGTTTAAATTTTGAAGTTGAAAGTGTCATTCCTGTAGGGGCGAAATGCGAAATAGCTACTGTAGTGTTTAGAGCAGAGTCTAATTCGCCAACTCCTGAATGCGCAGCGCGGACCGGGCCTTTTGCGCTTGTTGGAAATTTCGTGCCAAGGTTCCAGATAATTAGTGAACAAACTCAGTTATTAGACGGATCGCCAGCACCGTTTGATGCAAGAAACGGAGTTGATTTTAGAACGTGGAATGTCAGCGGTTGGAAATACATTGTCCAATTGCGTGCTGTACAGTGCGATCCGCAACAAAATATCTATGACGTTGGTGTAAGTTTCTCTGGTGGTTGTGTAAGCAAGGCGGGTTCTTATATAGGCGGTACTCCGACTTTATATTCTGATGTGGCTGTTATAGGCTCGCCTACTCTTAATTGCGACGCTATTTGCGACTAATATGGCAAACAAGAAATCAACGCATCCGATACCTACGCCGTGGGCTGCCGGGCGAGAGCGCCAACCTTTTTCTATGGCGTTCTCTCCAACGTCAACCAGTTTCATGTCTGCAAATATAAACGTAGACAGAGAACCGGTAAAAGTAGTCGCGTTTGGTCTGCGAGAAAATGAGTACATTGAAGTTCTTCAACTTGTTGGAGAACTTTCAGGTGATAATTTCGAGGCGTATAAGCCATTTGACGGTGAACTTACGCTTACTCAAGATCAAAATGAGATAGTTCTTCATAAGTCAGGCAGATATAGACTGCGTTTTGTAGGCTCTCACGGGTTCATGCACTGCTTTTGGTGGCAGTTTAGTATGACCCATGAGTGGGCTAATGAAGTTTTATCTAATGGACTGCGTAGGCTTTGTGAGTGCCTTCGTCCACCGCCGTTTGAAATTGTGGCAGGTAGAGGTATTGAAGTTCGGCAGTTAAACGATATTACATGGCACATAGCTAATACTTTTGCGATTGATGTAGCAGATACTACCACTATCGACCATACTGTAACAGAAATTGCTGGTATACGAATTCTTTCTTCGGACGTTTTAGTTTCTCCTTACGAAGGTAATTTAATTCAGGTTAGACCTGACGGGCTTTATGTTAATTTAAGCTCGCTTTTAGACCCTTGTAATTTTGGAAGTACTATACAACCCTCGCCTGATAGGTTCCCTCTACGATTACTTGCTTTAAATGAGTTTAATTGTATAGTCTCTATTCCGGCTAGTGATATAGCTAGATACCTATGCAATGTGGATTGCACACCAACTGTAAACCTTACAGTGAATAAAGTCGCCACTCCAAGCAGCATCGTTTATGGTCAAATCTCTTCTTTTACTGTTACTATATCTAACGCCGGTCCAGAAGATGCTGTAGACGCTTTGGTTAGAGATAACTTAGCGGGTAATTATTCAACTTCTGAGCCTATTTTAATTTCGTACACTGGCGGCGCTTTTGGTCCCGCTTCTGTGACTTCAACACAATTAGTAGCGGGGTTTTATTGTGGCATACCTGCTGGAGGTCAGGTAACTTTTAGTTATCAAGTGTACCCTTGGGAACCTGGCACTTATACTAACACCACCTTCGTTGATTTACTACCTTTGTATATTAATGAAGGGCAGTCATTTGATTCAGCTACTTTACACGTTTCTGTTGATACCGAAGATTTAAGTATTGAGATAGTTGAACAAAGCTACACTTTTGTTTCTGGTGTTGATAGTTGGGTTGATGTCATCGCCAGAAATAATGGCGTTTCAGTTGCAAATGAAGTTACTATTTGTATGCCGATTCCTAGACCGGAATTTCAAGAATTTCCGTTTGGAGAAGGCATGTATATTATAGGAAAGAGTTGGGAAGAAGGCCCGGATATTGTTTTAACCGAAGCTGAGTTTAACGATTGCTATACTGTTGAAAACGTACCTCCCGGTGGATTTATATTCGTTAGAATGTGGTTTACGCCTATTGAGCCGGGGCTGTTTTCTCATATATTTACTGTTAGTGGAATTTCTGAACCGAATATTGGCAATAATACAGTGCTTTTTGAAGGTGAAATTTTACCGTCCGGACCTCCGCCATGATCGAGAAGATAGGTGTGTTTCTCTTTAATCTGTTTACTTTAGGAACAGATTGTTCTGTTTGTATAGGATGGCGTATAGGACTTTCCATTTCTATAGCGTTTCTACTTGGCTTTTATTCAGGTAGATTATGATCGATATACACGTCATTCGGTACCATTCTTTAGCTAAACCTGAGTGGTTTGAACGCTGTGCTCAATCTCTAGCGCATCCAAAAGTTAGAATTCACGAAGTCATCGGTAACTCTGACCCGCACTTCGGGCAATTGCGTGTAGAAGGTTTTAAGCAGGGCGATGGAGAGTATGTCAGTTTTATTGATGACGACGACTATCTTTTACCCGGCGCCGTTGATACTCAATTAGACAGAATAAAAGACAACGATTTTATAATTTCTGGCTATTCAATAGAGGGTGACACCAAAGCCGGTGTAATACCATCTTCGACTGATTTTAATGTAGCTAAAAAGCGGCTTTATTACTTCCAAGGTTTTAAATTAATTAAACGTAGTGTAGTAGAAAAATACTACGGATTATTGGAACGATGTAGAGTTGTTGAAGATGCGCTTTTATGGCTTGCACTAGCTAAAAACCATAAGGGTACTATAAGTCCGGAGTTTTTATTACATCGAGTTATTCACGGACGAAATGCTACAAGAGCTTCGTGGATGCGTTGGATGAATAAACAAAAGTTCAGTGCGTTTATTGGAGAGCTATAATGAGCAGTAATGAAGTTTACTTTGTGCTTTCTTCGAGCGCTCCAGCTACTCCAGCCGTTAGACTTGTTAACGGTAAAGCTACTATGTTTGCTGCTGGATTGTATGATGTTGAATACGATCCGCTTCCGGCTCCAGTAGAACTACAGATTAGACCATATTTTAATTTCGATAAAACTCCTTGGCCGTCTCCAGACGATGAGTGGTCTACTGTACATACGCAAACGGCAAACGGTTTTGCTGCTACTATTTATTTAGGTGGAGAGTGGCAGGTTCGAGCGAAAGTTGGTAGTGGCTGGAGTTCGTCTGATGCAGCAGGCGTTGTTATAGGAACCTCTGTCGAGAGTAAGTGATGACTATTACTCAAAACAATGTAATGTATGAACCTGCTGGTGGTGGAGGTGGGGATGTTCCTGCGTCACGTGAAGTTGCGACGCAACACAGTCTGACCGGTGGTGGCGACCTGAGCGCCAACCGCACGCTCTCGCTCGCCGGCGACACGGCCAGTCCCGGGCCGAACAAGGTCTACGGCACGGACAGCAGCGGCGCGAGAGGTTGGAAAGACGATCCGGCAGGCGGTCAACAACCGTTTGCACGTTGGTCCTACGCGGACGCTGCGGCGCTGGCGTCGGTCGCTGCGATGCTCGGGGGTGTGCCGTGAGCCGGGAATCCATGCTCGCAGAAGCCATGAACAAATTGAGCGAATCGAAGAAGCGCGGCTGCCCGACTTGCGAGGGCGTACTGGCGCCGCTGGCGGTTGCAGCCCAGACCGTGGAGGAAGGCCGGAAGGTCGGGATAACGGTGACCCACTGCCGCCGGCGTCATTGGCTGGTATAGGAGCGAGATATATTGTCGTCGATTCATCGCAAGCGGGGTTTTTACAACAGGTCTCGATTGGCGGCTCATCAGTGGTGCCTGTTTGGTCCGACGGCTTTAACTGGTGGTCGGATGATCGTCCCATCAGCATGGATTTCGTGGCGCAACTGGAAGGTATATTGCGTTTAACACATGCAAATTGCAGCTAGTGTTCTACAGACATAATATTAGGAGTTGTTTTATGACTCGCAGTGTTATTGATATTAGAGATACTACTAAAAACGAGTTTATTCCTAACCCCGATTCTAAACAGCCAGCAGTTTTTGCTAGCACCTGTTTAATTAGAGCGTACCTTAGAGAAGTTTCGGGTAATATGGTTCCGCTTCTTTTTACTCCAAATGAGGTTAGTGCCGCTAGAGCGCGAGTTAATACAAATCAAGAAGATGTCAGACCGTTAGCTCCTAAATGGCGTAGAATCTTAGACATTTTAGTTGAATAGTATGATTAAGCGCGGAAATGAAACTTTTTCTGGTTATAACAAACCGAAAAGAACGCCACGGCACCCAACTAAGTCGCACGCCGTACTTGCAAAAGTTGGCGACGAAGTGAAGTTAATTCGTTTTGGACAGCAAGGCGTAAAGGGCTCTCCTAAGAAAGATGGAGAGTCTGATTCTTATAGAAAAAGACGCGAGGCTTTTAAAGCTCGGCACGCTAGAAATATTAAAAAAGGTAGGTTGTCTGCTGCCTATTGGGCTGACAAGGTTAAATGGTAATGGCTAATATAGTGGGGCAATTTGTGCAAAGTTTACCTGACAATTCATTAGCGTTGCCGGGCGAGATTTTAAATGGCGATTCTCGGATTTTGTTTGGTCCGGATAACTTGACCGATGTTTCAGCAGTATTTGCTGTTGTTAACAAACCGTACTCAATTCGAGCTTTTAATTTGACCTCAGGTGAGTATGTAACTATTGAAATGGTCGCTGGAGTTGGGTCGGGTACTATGTATGCGCCTGCCGTCCATCCTGATGGCAGTGCGATTGTCTTGACACCGACTAGGCCCTCTCATATCCTTTCTGTCAGCGGGCGCTACAGAGCCCGCTTGACGGGCCGAATAGGCGAAGTTTATGTAGATGCTTACCCATCGGATTTATTACGAACAAGTAAACCTACAAACAACTATGGGACTTAAATATGAAATACTCTGATAAAAGAAAAGCGTCTAAATCGGGTATGACTGCGGACCATTCTAAGTCTACGCATCGTAGTCTGTTTAGCCATACTGCTGCGCAGTCAAAAGCGTCTAATATGAAATCTGGCGGTTGTAAAACTTGTGGCAAACGCAGAGGATGACTGAAAAAGAGCAACAACTCATTGCCGAATTACGACGCGCGCCTAATCTTAAAGTATTTTTAGACTACTTAGCTGAAAAAGAAAGTAAGTTAATTAGTTGGAAATACGCTGGCGAAGCGAATATAAAGTTGTTGCAAGGCAAAGCGCAATTAATTGATGAAATTAAACAAGAGTTGACAAATGGCAGGTAAACCAGCATCAATCAGAAATATGCGAACGCTTCCGGCGATGAATCCCGAGAAGCCTGCTGCGGCTGTGGACGATGGTGCGACTGCGCCACTGGCTGAAACTCCGACTGTCGAGATGCCTGACGACGATCCGTGGGCGGCTGCGGAATCTATTACTGAGACTTCGACTGCGCCTGCCGCTGCGCCTCTTGCAGTGGCGCCTGCTCCGGTTTCGGAAGCGGCGGCTCCTGCTCGCATTCCTGACTATGTTGCTGAGCTTGAAGATCAGCGCAAGCGAAATCGTGAGTTAACCGATCTGGTTCTTGAATTAAACGAAAAGATTGATAGGTTAAGCGCTGTTGCTTCTCAATCTAAGGTTTCAAAATCAGTTGAAATTGACGATAGAGAAATTCAGCTTTCTGATAAAGAAAAAGAAATCTACGGAGATTCACTGCCTGTCATTGAGAAAATCGTTAAGCGACATTTAAAAGAGTTTAAATCAAATTTAGATGCTAAACTTGACGACATTACTGCTACAACTAATAAAAACGATCTTGCTTCGTTTGTAAATGCCGTCCAGTTAAAGGTTGCAAACGCTAGAACGCTTACTCGCGATCCGGGGTTTATTAGATACCTTAGCGAGCGTGTTCCCGGTACTGGCTTAACTCGCAAGCAAATTTTTGACCTTGCTCACGAAAATCGCGATCTTGAAGCGGTTGTGAGCATTTTTGAAGGCTATTCTGCGGATACTCCAGACGCTGCTGCATCTATGCGCGCGCCGAGTACGATTGCTGCAAATCCTCAAGTTACGGCCCCTACTCGTCCGACTCAGGGGCGGAAGCCGGTGTTCAAAGAGTCGGACAGTAGAAAGTTAAGTGAAGATTTTAGAACTGGTAAAATTGACATCGCCACTTACAAAAAACGTCGTTCAATGTTAGAAGAAGCGGTCAGAGAAGGCCGCATTATTCGAGGTAAATAAGGAGCCTATCTATGATTCCCGCTGCCAGTGGTTATCCACAACTTACTAATGTTTTTACCGATCCGGTCTATGTCGATAAGTTTCTCGACTTGACCTATTGTGCTACGATCTACCCTAACATTTCAGAAACTCGTGCGGAACTGAGTAGCTGTGGTACTCAAGCTATTTTCCGTAAAGAGCCTGATGTCGAAATCCGTCCGTATGTCAAAAATCAAAAACTTGAGCATACTACTCCGGATACGTCCACTGTTGTTATGAACATTGACCAGAGCTACTACTTCTCGGTCAAAATCGATGATGTGGACATGAAGCAGATTTGTAATTCTGCGCAGCTTACGGATGCTATCTTCCGTCGTGCAGCTTACAAGATCGGCGTCACAATCGACAAGCAAGTGATGGGCACTCAGTTTGTCGAAGTTGCTCCTGAAAATCAGGGTGCTAACGCTGGTGCCGAAACGCAGTCTTACAATCTTGGCGAAACCGGCAACCCATTTCCGCTTGATAGTGAGAATGTTTTAGCATTCTTGCTTTCGATGAAAATGGTTCTTAAGGAAGCCTGCGTTCCGGAAGATGACTTGTTTGTTATCGTTCCGCCACGTATTGAACTTATCTTGATGACTTCGGAACTGTCAAACTGCTTTACGACCTGTACTACGTGGTCGCCGCTTATCGAAGGTCACACGCCTCCGAAAGTTGCCGGGTTTGACGTGTATGTTTCTAACCATGTTCCGAGTGTGATTGATGCCGGTGTGAACCAGCAGGCTTGGTGGATTATTGCCGGATCGAAATCCGCTACTGGTTTTACTGCTCAGCTTGATAAAACTCGTGATGAAACCAGTTCGGATTACTTTGGTACGTTGTTCCAAGGTTTAGCTCTGTGGGGTACGAAGGTTCTCTATCCAGAGCGTTTAGCCGTTGGTTACGTCTACGCTGCTTAATAGGAGAACACATCATGGCAATTCACGAGCTTTACATTGGCGGGCCTGCTAATACATCGAATCCGGTTGGGAGTATGTTTCCCAAACCGACTTTTAGCAACGCTGTTAAATCTGCTCCCGCTGGACACCGTGGCGGTGCAACGTTTAGCTTGACGAGAGACCTTCATTTCGATAAGAAGCGAGAAGGAGGGCCTAGTCATCTCCAGTATTTTGATGGGCATACTGTAGCAACTGGTGATAGACTTGGCCTTGTCATCATTCCAGCTAAAACTTTGTTGCTTGCGATTCACGTTGACGTAGTGGGTGTTGCGCCGGGTGTTACTTTTCTACTTGATTTACGTAACGGTGCCGGTTTTCCATCCAATGTGTACCATATGGATGTCGTAAATTCGTTTGTTCTTAATGCAGATGGAGAAGTTGTTGGCGATGTGTATGGGTCTCAAATTGAGTATACCGCAGAAGGATGTTGCCCACGGTATTTTGAACAATCGGACCTTTTAGATCTAGTTGTTTATAGCACTCCTGGCAATAACCCTATTGCTGGAACCTTTACTACCAATACGAGAGTTTTAATCTCTCCAATCATTATTTCGCCGCTTGCAGGTGGGCCGTAATGAAATTGGTTAAAGGCGTGCAGTATGTAAAAGTACTGTCGAGTGGCTTGATTTATCAAGCCACTCCGGCCCTTCTTAACAAACCGGGTGTTATTGCGTTTGTTTACGATGGGTCGGATATTGCTAAAGTTGATGTTGCAGTAGACAAAAAACCGCAAGAATTAAATAAGCCTAAGCTGTTTGAATCTTCTTAAATAGTTATGGAAAACTGCCGTGCTCCTTCGCGAATTAGTAAAGTACGTTTCGGAGCAGCTTAACGATCAAGAGCCGGGTTACGAATACTCTCGCTGGTCTAGACAACTTCTTGTAAATTACTATAACGACGCTATATCCGCTTTGGCGAGCCTTCGTCCAGATGCGATTAGCGTCGTTTCTGTTTTTACACTAGCCCCCGGTAGATTGCAACAGCTACCTCCTGAACTTGGTGATTTTGTCGCTATTCTTGATGGCGGTGACGGTCGGCAGGTAAGAACCGCCGATGCAGTTTTAGCATCGTCATATAAGAAAGATTCATGCTGCCCTGTTCCTGTTCGACTTGACTGTAATGGAAATCCGCTTGGGTATGTTGTAAATAGCGTGTCGTTTGACACCTCTGATCCCAACGTGTTTTTTGTCTGGCCGCCAGTTCCTATTGGAGCTTCACCTAGTATTAAAATACGCCATCGTCCTCTTGCGCTTCAAACGACACTTGCGGATTGGGACCGGCCAGTTGTATTTGAACTCAAGTATTTAGCTCCTATTGTAAGCTATATGTTAAAGAGAGCTGAGGAACTTAATACCGAGTCCGTCATATCGAAAGAACTTGCGCGGGGCCACATGCGAGATTTTCTTGTGCTTATGGATGCTGAATACAGGCAGCGTGCTAAAGCGAATAGTGGATGGTATGCCGGTCAAAAAGGCGATCCAAAGGTTAGAGTTTAACTATGCAATCTGTCGTTTATATCTCTACGCCGACTAGAACTTACGTAGACGTTCTTCCTTACGTAATACCATTCGCTTCGCAATTGCCAGAAGAATTAGCCGTTGAATTTGTACGACAAGCTACAATTAGGTTTGCTAGAGAAACTGGCATACTTCGAGACATAGCTACAATTAACGCAGAACCAAATGTTTTAGATTATAACGTCTATACCACAGACAACTATAACATCGACCGAGTAGTTGGAGTTACTTTTGCTAAGGATTGCATTAATCCAAAAATAGAGTTTAGACCGCCACATCACATCCATCTTTCTCGTAGTGTTGGCAAACGTCAGCATGGGCAAGTTGAACTTGTTGTAGTGCCAAATCAAGATTGCTTTTATCTTGAAGATAGTCTCTATGAGCTTCATGCAAAAGACTTAGCCGCTGGTGCGTTAGCTGAAATACACAAACTTCCGGACCAAGCATTTACGTCACTTGATATGGCCGTAATGCGTGAACGAGAGTTCCGTTCTGCAATTAACAATGCGCGTACTAGAGAGTTAAAGAAGGGTAGCGAACGTGGTTTATCTATGACTGCGCCGAGGTTTGTGTGATTCGTAGATTCACAATTCCAAAAGTAACAAAACGTATAACTCAGTTGTGCGTTACACTTGCTATGCGTAATGCTCCGCCTAGTCAAAATGCTCCTGCACAAGTTTGTGAAAACATAGTTTGCGCCGGCGATGAAGTAGCTTTATTTGTACACAAGTTCGTTCCTGAGGGCGGCAAAATAGTCAGCCCAATCATTAAGTATTCTCAGTACTCTATAAATCACGCGACGTTATGCTTTCCTATCGATGACCTTTTATTTCAGCAGCCGTATGGGCGCTATCAAGGTAAGATCTATAGAGGTACAGAGTTAGTTGGGTATTTAGAATTCGATTATGACGAATCAATGGAAGCCATTGGGCTGACTGTTGAGAATAGTGAAGCAGCATTTTGCCCAGAATGTGAGTAACTATGTATAAATTTATTCCTCTTTTTTCTTCTAGATTAGTGGCCCCACTTGCTAGCGGGGCTACGTCTATGCAATTGACACCGGTAGATGCGGCGTTTCTTGCATCGCAATTGACTGGCGGAGCATGGACATATGTCGCTTTTGCAGACGGTCCGCATCGTGAAGTTGTAAAAATTACCGGAGTCAGCGGCAGTTTTGCATCTATTGTGCGTGCTCAAGACGGAACTACTGCAAGAGCGTGGGCCATTAATGACTGCTTTACTTCTGTTCTTGGCCCAAGTGCTATTTTCGATTTAGTGACTCAAGGTGGTGTTGATACTAGTCTTAGCATTACGGGTACTGGAGCGGCCTCAGTTACACAACCAACTCCACGTAATTATATAGTTAACGTCCCTCCAGTTAATATTCAGGCTTGTGAAGATTCTCCAGTAGAAGTTTTAGGTACGTTTCCTAACTACACAATTTGTTTCGATAGAAGCGCGCTTAATTTAGGTTGCGGTTTAACATCGCCGCCTATGTTGCCGATGCCGGATGTTGGGGAGCTTATTTTAGGGACTGGTATCGTTAACGTAGTTTATAACGATATAGACGGTACGTATGTAATCAATGCAGACCCTGTGAACATTACTGCGGGGGCTAATATATCAGTTACTGGAACGTATCCTAATTTTGAAATAAGCTACACAGGTCCGATAGGCGGGTCTGGTACGGTTACTGAAGTTTCTGCTGGAACTGGAATTGTAGTTACAGGCTTACCTACAGTATCTCCTATTGTCAGTTTAACAAATACTGGCGTAGTTTCTGGTAATTACGCCGGGTTTATCGTGGATGCTCAGGGGCGTATTACTGCGATTCCTGTACCTCCCGGTCCACATAGCGGTCCGATATTTGACTATAGCTTGCATCTAAGTTTGGAGACCGCAAATTCGTTGTCTCTAACGCGAGTGGGGCACGCGGTTACGCTGCGTGCGCACGCGGCTTCCACCGCTACTGATGGGTGGGGCGTGGTGCGGCTTGCGCCGCCCACGGCGACTGAATCGAGGGACGCCGGAGACAGTCTAAGGGCGGTATCGCCTGCCGGTCTGGACGCGGTTTTGAGCGGCTTCACGGCGGGGTCTGCTAACGGGCTCTTGGGAGCTAGCTCGGGCGAAGCTGCGGCTGCCTATACAGTTACAGCTAGCTCTACAGTCGTAAATTTAAATGCGGGGGAAGCTATTTTTGCCATTGCGTCGGCGATTGCTACACACTCGACGACGCCATTAACTTCTGTAGCAGAATTTGGTATAGGAATTTTTGTAGATAGTTCTTTAGTGTCAGGAACTAGAATTGTACAAAGTAACATCCACACTGTAATGGCGAAAATAACAGGCGCAGGTCCGAAAGTTTTAGAACTTAGGCATTCAACACTGGGCTCTGGTTTTTCGTTAACGACTAGCCAACTTGGTTATATAATTGTCAAAGCATAATGCCATCAATTAGAATAACTAACTTTAGTGGGCTTCGTCCTAAGGTTAGTTCAAAACTTCTTAAGAATAACGAAGCTCAAATAGCGCAAAATGTTCTTTTGCGAGACGGTAAGTTGCGGCCCACTTTTGATTGGAAACTTTTCAAAAGTGGCGTATTTCATAGTCTAATCAAAGGCGATTTAGGTATTGGGACTACGCCTGTTTCTCAACCTAGATGGGATGTTTATTTTAATGACCTTGCTTTAAACCCTAATATAGTTAATGGGTCTAATGTTATCGAAGTTGTTGGAAGTACCAGCGTTCCCGTTCTTCCAGTTCCACTTGTACACCCTCCTAGTTTTCTTTCTTCAGGTTTCACATGGGCTACAGTAATTTCTGAAAATAGAACTTCAAGAAATTTAACTACTACGCCTATTGCAAGAGCGTATGCGATAACTTATATAAATAGAGATGGTGAATCTCCTCCTATAGTTCTTGACGTAGAAAGCGGAAGCGCTTCAACTCCGTTTTTTGAAGGAGACATTCTCTCATTAGAGATAGGTATTAGAGAAGAAATATTCGCGCATACTCCTTTGTTTTTTAAAGTATATAGAACGGTTTCTAAACCAAGAACTGGAGAGCAGTTAACTTATGATTTTAACACCGATTTTTTACTGTTAAGAAGCTATACGTTTCAAATGGCGCAGTCTGTTACGCCTTCTTTTAGAAAATTGGTTATTGTAGACGATCTGTTTGATGCCGATTTAAAAAATGAAACTTTAACTTCTTTTGATAACACCGGACCTTGCGGTACATTTTCACATTTAGGTAGACTTGAGAGTGGTAGGTATTGGCTGTTCGGTACTACAGAGTATAATGGAGAGATCGAATCGAATACTTTATGCGTATCTAAGTTGAATAATAAATACGCATGGCCGATTAGTAACAGAATGAAGTTGAATTTCGATACTCGAATTCCATTCTATTCTACTAGGTTACCAGTATCTACGGCAAGTCATGTGTACGATGTTGTTTCTTTTAGAAACAGCTTAATCTTTGGCACTGTAGAAAAACCTATTATTGTAGAAGTTACAGATACAGAAAATGGGCCAACGTTTAGTCAAACAGTTCTCTCTTTAGATGAGCCTTGTGTTAAAAATACTCTATGCAGTACCAGTTTTGGCGCAGTTTATACTAGCTATAATGGTGTAGTGGCTATAAATCAAGCTCAACAGAATATGTTGAGTAAAGAACTTTTTGAATTTGGATCGAATTTTTGGAATCCCAGTAACCCTAATAGATTTCCAAAATACGCTTTTTATTGGGACGGACGATACTATATACTAGGTTTATTGGGCAATACGGAGGGTGTTTGTTTACAAGTCGATCCTAATGAACACTCAGTAGATTTCGGGGCTTTAACTACTTTTAAACATCCCGAATTAACTTTGCAATCAAGGAATAGGTATTTTTCTGTAGAAACTCCGTTCGGAGTCTATGCACTTTTTGATGATGGAGTGTACTTTTTACATAGAACAGACGCTATAAGCAGTGGCGTTCCAGTAAGCCCTTCTTTAAGTAACTATGTGTGGCGGTCGAAAAAATTTGTTTTAAATGAACCCACTGCTTTTAGTGCTGCGAAAGTTGTGCATGACGCATCAGGCCCGCTTGCCATGAATTTGTATTTAGATGGTAGGTTAGTTTTTAGTAGGGCTATAACACATAGTAGGCCCTTCACATTACCTAGAAGTCGAAAAGGTTTGGAGTGGGAAATAGAACTATGTGGTAAGTCTGTTGTCGAAGAAGTCCATATAGCAACTAGCATGGCTGAATTAGTAGAGGTTTATAATAATGACGCATAGCGATCCTAACGTTAGGCACACAGCCCTCGTAACTAGCGCGCGCGAAATTGCAATGAAGTATTTGCAGCCTGAAGAGTTACGTAAAGATGTTGCCTATATGGCTGATGCTGTTGCGGCTACAGAAGTTTGGGTGCAAGTCAGCGTAATAGCTAAAGCATTTATGGAGCCTACTAAAGCCAATGTTAGGTCTTCGCTATTGTACGTGCTTTGTGGTGTAATGGCGGACAATCCATTCTGGCGTAAAGCGAATCAAATCATAAGCCCAGTGTTCGCAAATGCACTCTTAAAAATGGCAGAAGGTTATGCTTTAGAAGCTGATTTCCCTAACAAAACTGAGCTTACAGAAGAACTAGCTTTAGCTAGTAAGTATGCGGTACTGGACGTTTTCGGCGTAATACTGTATGCTCTGGGCGGGTACTCGATGGCGACTTCAGGCGCAGTCGAAGCTAAAAAAGAAATGGCCAAATTGCTATTCGACTAATATGGGATTTGATGCCGCCTTTTTGATAGCTGCGGAGGTGGCGGCTGCTACGGCAGCCGTCGCAACCATCGACGAATCCATGGACATGGCTAAGGTGTCCAAGAGATATGCTGATATATACAAGGAAAAGGACGACCATTATTATAGCCAGTTTAGATCGGTTGCTGAATTAGACTATATAAACGAGCTTTGGGCTTTACCAATTCCGGCCTATGACTTTATAGGGCAGAGAAACAGAATCCCTTACAACCCGTTTCTTTCGCCAATGCCGGGATCGGTTAATATATACTCCCCAACGCTGGCGTATAATTTTTCTGAGTTGGCTATTTTGCAGGGAGCTATATACGCTGATTTAGGCAATTACTTATTTACTTTTGAGAAAGAACGAGTTCGTATTGAAGATGATCGTAGATTTGAGTATCGACTTAACGTCATTAACATAGGCTTAGGGTTAGCGAATGATGTTAGAGATAGGTTGAATACTTCTCTAGCTTTCTTAGAAGACGTGTCTAATAATAAAGCGGACTTTTACGCAGATTTTAGTAATGAAATGTATTCTTTTAAAGGGTTTAAAGACAGAGCTGCTTTAGAATCAAATAGAGTCGATTACAGATTTGACTCGCCAGTTGTTGGACGAATTAACACTAGCATTCCTGATATTCAAGTTAGTAGAAATCAAACTGGCGTAGTAAATAGGACTTGGGATATAGATTCGTGAAGTACGAAAAGTCGGGGCAGTTTGCTATCAACGGCGCCAAAATGAATCGCGTCGAAAGAGCATCTTTCGGCGGATTGCATTTATGGGGATATACAATTGCTACGGTTGCAGAACTTCGTGTAATTCGTGAACAGCGTAGAACGATAGAAACTTATTATGACGTAGCTAAGCGAGATTTCGATTTTTGGAAGGCTAATTACAGGCTTAAAGAAACTGATTTACGTGATGAAGTTTTTAGCGTACTGCCTTTTATCCCTAACTATAAAGAAAACTCTGGGCTAGAGGCTTTCGACTTACCTAAAGTGTTAAAACAAGAACGCGAACTTCTTGACAACACTCCTCAATGGCAAACTGGATTTAGGTTTAAAGTAACTCTCGAAAGTTCAAAAAGGCAAATGCTTACTAGAGCAGCGGGAAGAATGCTCGCATATAGATTTAACTACGCTTATGCAGAACGAGAAAATATCAAACGAATTGCAAGGCGGCAGGCGGTAGTTAATATGGGCATTCAAGCTGGTAACATTGCAAACGCCGGCTTAGCTCAAATGACGAGTCGAGCAGTAAGTTCTTTAGGACAAGTACAATCTTCATTTAGAGCTTTAAGAAACGACTTTAGTTTTGCTGCTGGTTTTAATGAAAGGCGGCGTTTAGAAACCCAATAAGTTAGAGGTTTATATGGCCAGAAATACTTTCGCTATGCCGTTTACTAGCTATATAGCTGGCTACACCGCGGCAGACCAACTTATTGGCAATAATAAAAGACTTAGATCGCAGCTTCGTAACGAAGAACTTCAACGTGCTCTTAATGAGCAGAACTTCCGTTTAAATGAACAACTGAATCCCCTTAAAGTAAGTCAGGAAAGAATGCGGGACGCCCTCAGCCGTTACTACAACATGGGCGAATCGACTATTCCTAGTGACTCTTTAGCTGCTAGAGAATTTGAAGCTAGAATTAAGTTGCCTGAAGCTCAAGCTGAAACACAGGCTATTGACGCCGCTGCGTTTCGTTGGTTAACACTTGGCGATCCTAGTGGATATGTACAGCTCTATGCTGATAAAGGAATGCAAGCTACGCCGAATGACGACGGACTTGCTATTACTACGCCAGATGGGAAAACTACAATGCTAAGTTGGGACGACTTAGCTAGGGGCAATCCAGAAAGTTTTCGTCGTGCTGTAATCGCCGCTCAAATTCAAGGAAGAGGGCAATCTAATGCAAGCGGAACGCCGACTGGGCTTGTAAGTTCTATGTTTGGTCTTGGCGGCGCGATGCCGTCGGGTACTCCGGCTGCTCCGACTGCTTCGGCTGCACCTACGCCTTCGGCTCCGGCTGCTCCCATGCCTTCGGCTTCGGCTGCTCCGACCGAGCAGTTTAACCCAAGTATGTTATACGATAGCTCAATATATAGAAGCGCCGGAAACTATACCGATCAGTATAGTGCATTTGATAGCGAGTACTTACGTCCATATAATACTCGTGTAGAACGCGGGGCTCTTTTTTCTAGACCAAGACCCACTTCTATATCAGCGAACAGGCTACCACCTTATGAGACTGTAACTCGCCTACGTAACCCGGCTGATGCATTTCCAGACCAATTTAAACTTCCTTCTTACCTGTCGCCTATTCAATCCAACATTTCAACTCCACAACTTTCTCAACCTACGTTAAGTCCAATTATTGAAGCTATAAGCAGAGTTGAATCCGGAAATAACCCTAATGCTGTAAGTCCAAGAGGGGCTATCGGTATAATGCAAGTCATGCCAAATACTGCTGTTGACCCGGGTCTTGGAGTCAAATCTATTTTTGATATGGCAGATGAAATGGGCATTCCTTATTCAAGCCGAACACTTGAAGAAGCTAAGCGGCTTTTGTTTATTCCGGAGCTTAATGTTAAGTTTGGTAGTGAGTACTATAACGCCTTGCTGAGAAATTTTGGAGACGAAGATGCGGCTCTCGCTGCATACAACTACGGCCCAAGAAGAATTAAAAGCAACTTAGCTGCTAACCAAGGAATATTAAATTTAGCGGCTCTACCAAAAGAAACGAGAGATTACATACCTAAAGTACGTGCGGCTTTAGCAGAAATTCAACAAAAAGATAACTTAGCTGCGTATTAAGGTGTGTTATGGACTACTCTAAACTTTATAACGAGTCGTCACTTAGCGAAGCAGCGCGTGAACACAGAGAACTGTATGACGAAGCTGTAGCAAATGCGCTGGCTGATGACGAGTTAGTTATGCGTTACGAAATTACGGATGATTGCAAAAAACCTAAATACAAAGAGCCTTCCGCTATAGCTAAGTACGGTCTTGATCGAATGGGAGTGGTGTTAAATCCAGATGGCGCTACTTATGTAGCTTACAATCCTATTGATTATAGACCGAATACTGAATTTATGCCGGTTGACAGAGCGCAACTTCGTCAGTTTCTTCGTGATTTAGTGGATGCCGTCTAATGATTCGTCCTTTTGCCGATCCGCTGTCTCTCTATCCCGAACTTCAACCTCAAGCTGTAAGTCCGCAAGCTGTTCAGCCGCCGCAGCTTATTCCATTTCCTGAATTTGCTCGGCAATGGCTAACAACTAACGGTTACGGTAGTCCTGAGTCTATTAAAAATTTTGTTGAAGGGCCGGAGTTAGACAAGCTATTTCAAAGCTATGTGCGCGACATTGGTTCAGGCACGTTGGCACAAGCTCTTGGAACCACGCAAGCTGACGTAGCAAATCGTGCTATGTCTGAGTGGTATTCGTTTGGCCGTACTAATGCGGCCAATACGTTACTTTCTATGTTTCCAACTCCTGTCGTCACCGAAGAAGATCAAATAACTAAGACTAACGAAGAATACGGCCTTGGATCGCAGCTTAAAAATGTTCTCCGAAGCGCTGGCCAAGCTACAGTTTCTACTGTCGGCGGTATTGTTGGTTTAGCTTCGCCAAGAGCAGGCGCGGCTGTCGAAGAATTTGGAGAACAGTTATTTGATTACAACGATCCTAACATTAAAGCCGCGCGTGATGATGCGTGGCGTAGATCTATTGAAGCCTTTGACAACGGGCGCTACGGAGAAGCAGTAAACATACTGGCAGACAATCCTATTACTCGCAGTGAGTTAATAGGTCAAGGGCTTTCGTTTGTCGTTCCCGGCGCAATTCTTAAAGTCATTGGTAGAGTAAAAGCTCTTGGTAGCGTTGGCCAAGCAGTTAGCAATCGTGCGGGTACTATTACAGCAGGCATCGAAGGTACTTCAATACCGGGTCTAGCTGGTAACGAAGCCTATGAACGTGCAATTGAAGCGGGAGCTACGCCGGAGCAAGCCAACCAAATAGCTCGGTCTGCGCAAACCGATCCGTTGACTCTTGCAGCAGCAGGCGCGGGATTTGTCCCAATTGCTGAAACTGTGATGAATGCTAAACGTGCAGCAATGAGTGGCAACGCTCTTGCACGCGGACTTAAAACCGCTGCTGTCAAAGCTCCACTTGAAGCTGCACAAGAAGCATTTGAAGAATACGGCGAAGCCTCTGGCGCACAAAACGCGCTTATGGCTGCTGGACCTCAATTTCAAGAACAAGCTCAAGAAATTCGCCCGGGCTTTAATGCGTTGGTTGGTGGACTTGCTGGTGGCATGGCGGGTGGTATTGCTGGCGGTGTTCAGGGTGTGATGACTCCTCAAGCGATGCCGAGCGAGCCGCCTTCTGCAAGCGCGCAGAGCGGTGTTGCGCCTTCGGCTGTGGAGCCGCCGCAAAGTCCGGAAAGCCCGCCTCAGAACCCGCTGATGAGCGGTTCAGTGGCCTCACAGGAATCCATTACTACGCCTTCGGCGGCACCTGAGTCCGTCGCGGCGCCCGCTTCCGAGCCTGTTTCTGAGCCCGCTTCTGAGCCTGAAACGACGCAGCCAGCGCAAGTTCGATCTATCGACCAGCTAGTTGATACTTTAACAGATAACAGATTCCAACTTCAGTACGGAACTGGAACTACAAATCCGTTAGCTAATACGCAAGTACGTGATTCGCTTCGTGCAGATATTCAGCAGCGTGTTACAAACATTCTCGCTGGTCTGAATGAAATGAACACGTATCTTGATAGCTTGAGACTGCGTGAAAAGGGTTTGGTCGGTGCTGCTGTAAGCGCCGAAGCTGTTCTTTTGCGTGCATTTAATTCACGGCCTAATACTGTGAATTTAAATATTGTAGAAAATTTAGCGCGCAATGAAATGACTGGCCGTATAGCAAATGCAGCTAGAGAGCTGACTAAAAACCCAGAAATTATAACTCCTGAGGATGTTGTTTATACCGGCATAGCTCTTGGAGTTCCGCAAAATAGAGTGTCGAATACGCAACGTGGACTTGCTACACAACTTAGTAACATTGTTGCTACGTATGATGCTGCGATTGCGAATACTAACCAAGTTCGTCAAGATGTTTTGAGACGGCGGCCTGACGTATCGCCGCCTTCGACTGCTTCCGCTCCGGCTGCTCCCACGCCTTCGGCTGCCTCCACGCCTCCGCCCGCTTCTGCTCCGGCTGCTTCTGTGCCTCTGGTTGCTGAGGCCGCTTCCACGCCTTCGGCTGCTCCGTCTGCTTCCACGCCTTCGGCTGCTTCCGCTCCGGCTGCTCCCACGCCTCCGACCGATGCGTCTGTTCAAATTACGCCGGAACTAATTAATGACTTTGTTCAAATTGGCTTTAAAAATATTCCAAAACCAACTGACTTAACGGCCGATGGAGTTTCTGAATGGGTTAAGTCTGCTGTAGATATTTTAGACATAACTAAAAAAGCAGCAAAAAGTAGGTTTCCTGCTAAGATGCGGGCGGCCTTTTTGGCTTCACCAAAATTTTTTAGAGATCTAAAAGAGCAGGTTATTATCTCTATTGCCGAACGCAATGGCGTGGGCGCTACTGAACTTCAAGCGGCATTGGATACGCATCTTCCGTCAATGGAGGGTGAGAATCGCTCGCGCCCTATTGAACTGAGTCAGCGTTTTGAAGTCACGTCTGGACTTAGGACTGTACGAGTTCAGCAACTTTGGTCCGCTATTGCTGACTGGGTTGGTGTTAAAAATCCTGAATTACTAAGTTCTCGATTTCGTATAGTCGATACCGAAGCTGACTTGCCGTTTGAGTACGGAACTTCTGAACTTCAGTTTAGCCAGAAAGTCGCGCGATTTAAAGCAGAAAACGAGTACGCAAGCTGGATTACTTTGGCAGACCAAGGTAAGTGGGTTGAGTTTGCTAATGCAAAAACTTTAGAAGATATTAACGAGCTTGCTAGACAGGATTTTGAAAATGTCAGAATAAAAGGCAGCCCTCTTAGACGTATAGCCGGGCGTGATGAAGTAGTTGTGGAGCAAGCTAGAGCGCGTCAGCAAGAAGTTATCGACGCTAATTACAATTATTTAAAGAATGCTTATTCAACAGAGCCTGTACTACAGTCTCTTTTGCTTCGTATGTCTATAGCTGGTCTTGACAGCAATACATTTGAATTGCCGCCTAGATTAATACCCGCTGCAACAGCGGAAGTAGCGTTAAATTTTAAGAATAATAGAGTTGCAACGCCTAAAAAAGCTCTTAAATTGTATGCTGAAATAGCGCAAAATTTTGCAGAAGAAATTGCTGAAACTACTATCGTCGGCCTTGAAGGAGGCCGATGGATTGAGTTGCCTCAAGTTTTAAATACAGATTCTCAAGAAGAACGCAATAAAAAGTTTGCTATTTGGAGAAATCTAAGTTTTGCTAAAGGAACTAGACAAGACTGGTGTACTAGTCGAGGAGTGGAAGAAACATATGCTCTTTTAGGGCCGATGTTTGTTTTTCGCAAAGACAACGAGTCTTTGTTAGCAGTTAGATTTCAAGGAGATGAAATTGTAGAGATTCAGTCTCAGAGGAACGACGGCACTATTCCTCCAGAATACGCAGAAGAAATACAGAATTTTACTAAAAATTACACTTTAAGTGAAAGTGCTAGTATCACGCTCTACTTAGCACTGCACTCTACTGGTAAATACGATTATTTAGACCCAAATAGCGTACCAAAAGAAATTCGTAGAGGTGTTGCTGGACAAAGAAACGTAATTCTTACGCCTGAGCAAGTTGAACGTGTTCTTAATCCAGAAATAGAACCCGATTCTCGCGTTCATCTAGCTGTCGTTCGACGACAAGATATAACGCTTACACCCAAACAAATTGAACATGCTCTTGATCCAAAAAGTAGGTATTCTAGTGCAGTTCGTACAGCTGTCATTCAACGGCAAGATGTAATTCTTACGCCTGAACAAATTAAACGTGCTCTTGATCCAGAAAGAGAACCTAATGGACTTGTTCGCATAGAGGTTATTAGACGAAAAAATGTAACTCTTACACCCGAACAAATCGAACGCGCTCTTGATCCAGAAAGAGAACCTAGTCAATACGTTCGTGAAGCCGTTGTCAAACGAGAAGATATAACTCTTACACCCGAACAAATCGAACGCGCTCTTGATCCAGAAAGAGAGCCTAATGAAAATGTTCGTTTAGCTGTTGCTGAACGGGAAGACATAACTCTTACACCCGAACAAATCGAACGCGCACTCGATTCAAAAAGAGAGCCTTCGCATAGAGTAGCTTTTATTGTTTCTAAAAGATACAAGAATGGCGTATACCAAAGAACTCAACAATCGCTAGACCTACGTTCTTTTGGCGTCAAAGGAGTTTTTGACTCATCAACTGGAAACATTTATGTCGTAGCAAGCAACTTAGATTCTATCGAAGATGGCATAGCGGTTTATGCGCACGAAGTTGCGCATCGTAGTCTTGCGCGCTATTTAAACTCGGATGCAAAATATAATGAGCTTAAAGCTCAAGTAAAATCGTGGGCCAACGCTAAATTTGATAGCCCCGAGTACAAAGTTTTTCAAATTGCTAACAAACGCGCAAAGGCAAGCGGATTTTATGAGTCCGAAATACTGCCTTATGCGATCGAAGAAGCTGTCAAACTTAATTTATCTAAAAAGTCTAATACTTTAAGTAAGTTTATCGAAGCTGTTAGAACTTTGTTTACTAATATTTGGAGGTCTGTCCTTGGAAAGCCTCCTTATCTAACAACTAACAACTTAGTTACTATTGCACAGGCTGTTGCGCGATATGATATTTACAACGCTGCATCTAAAGGTGCGGCTGCCGAAGGTATTCAGTTTAGTTTAACTGATAAAGAAGAATCTCCTGTTGATGAAATCCTAAAAGAAATCGGAAATCCAGAACCAGCTAACGAATTTAGCCGAGAAAAAGTTTCTGGGCTGCGTCGGTTCTGGGAGAAGGTCGCCGCCGAATTCTTGCCCGCCCGCAAGGTGGACGAGATTATGGCTAAGGCTGGCATTCAGACGCGGTTTGAAAATTCATTCGGAGACTTTAAAGCTAAGACTGCAAGCACAATCTCGATTCAATCTGAAAAAGTTCTTCGTCCGCTTGAAGAAGCTATCGAAAAGCTGTTAGCAAAAACTAACAGTAAGTCGAATGCCAAGTTCATGGATGAACTTGGAGCCATGCTGTGGGCGCTTCATGGCGTTGAGCGTAACTACGATCTTGCATTACGTCGCACTAGGCTTACTGACGAAGGTCAAGAAATTCGAGAAGCTCTTGTCGAAGCCTATGAAAAAGATGGCAGCATGAGCCGCGACGAGTTCAGAACCAGTCTTGAAGCTGTAGTTGATCGGTTTGCTCTTAATGAAAATTGGAGAAAAGAAGAACGTTCCGGTGCGGACACCGACACACTTAACGAAGTTCTTAACAGACTGTTAGATAAAACAGGGCTTACTCGGCAAGATCTGCAAACTTTGCAGCCTGTTTTAAAAGCAGTAGCGAACCAAATACGCGACAATATATTCGCATCCAACATTACTCCGGAGCAACGTCGTCGGTTTGAAAGTTATAACTTTGACTGGTGGGTTCCGTTACGTGGTAAAATAAATCAAACTCAATCTTCGGTCATTGAAGATCCGGAGTCAGATGAGCTTTTACCGACCACTGGCAATGTTGTTGCCATGGAAGGACGACATAGTCCGCCTGAAAATCCGCTGCTGATGCTTGAGCGAGTCTTTGCGCAGTCTATTCATCAGATGGAGTTTGCAAAACTGATGAATGTCATCGGTCCGCAGATGGTCAAAAACGCCGAAGCACTTAAGCTACAAAAAACCGATCTTGAGACTAGCGCGGATTTCCCTCAAGGCGCAAACATACTCAAGATAGACCGACGCTATAAAATCCTGTGGCGTAAGCCTGACGGGACAGCTACTATATTCGATCTTGGTGATAACGATTCGTTAGCGCAGGCGTTTGTCAACACTAATCACAAGCCACCGAATGAGTACCTGTTCAAATACTTAGCTCCGCTTACTCGGTTCTATTCTCGTGCTCAGACGTGGGCGTATCCTGTGTTTATGATGGTAACACAGGCGCTTCGTGATTTTAATTACGTTCCGACTATGATCGGTATAGATCATGGCCTTGGCAAGTCAGTTGAGTTCATTGAAGAATACATTAGTAACGGCGGCTATTTCCGTTTTCTTGATCTTGCGTTAAAGGGAGCGTTTGCAAGTCCGCAGAAAATGCGTGAGTTTGCAGCTAAAGGCGATAAGACCGCTCAAATGATTGTAGACTTCGAGGATGCCGGTGGCGCTTCGCAGTTCGCGGACTTCTACGGAATCATGTCGTCGTTAGAGCGTGAGCTAACTGCTGACCCACGACTGGCTAAACTGCGATCAAATGACTTTTTACGCATAGGCTACAAGTTCAAAGACACCGCAGTTAAAATTCTTGACTCGATGGGCACAATGGCCGAGTACGGTGGCCGTATAGCAGCATTCAACGTTCTTCGTAAAACGATGGGCGACCAAGATGCTGCTACTTACGTGCGTAATTTGCAGAACTTCACGCAGTCTGGAAGTGAGGCGTCGAACTTTGCCTCGTTGATTCCGTTCTTCCGTGCAGCAATGACCGGTGCGGACCGGCTCTACATGGCGATTCGCAAGCCTGAGGGTGGAATCGACAAAGCCAAAGCGATAGCGCTGCTCGGTTGGGGCACTGCCATGGGCTTTCTGTGGATGATGATGCTCGACGCCTCGCTCGGTGACGACGAGGACGATGAGCCGGTTCTGAGCAAGATCAGACCCGAGACAATGCTGATGAACCTCGTATTGCCGATTGAGGCAAGCGACGATTCGTTCTATAAGATACCCCTTGGGTACGGTATGCCGCAGCTTTTACCGTCTCTCGGCGTACTTGGGTATATGGTGGTCAATGGCTATACCACGCCATCGGATGCAATTTACTCGTTCATTGACCATGTGCAAAAGAACACTACGCCACTCCAACCGTATACTATTCCTGAGCAGGCAGACATTAACGACTTCTTGAAAGCTCAATTAATGGGCGTGGTTGGATTTAATCCGGTAGGCGACACTGCGCTTAGTTTGGCAGCAAATCGGAAGCGGTTCGGTGTCGGTACTATTTATAATCAGTACAAAGAAGAAGGAGTGCCGTGGTATAGTTCACCTAAACTTGGCACTCCGCAGATGTTCACTGATATGAGCAAGTGGCTTTACGACAACCTTGGTATAGACGTTGCGCCCGAAGTGTTTATGTTTGGTATGGACTCTTGGTTTGGTGGTGTTGGGCGCAGTATCACAATGGTGATGAAAGAAGAAGCGCGTAACGAACAGTTTATTGGTGATATTGAGAACTTTGTCGAACCTCGTGTCGGCGGGCTGACTGCTGATTTTGCTTCGTTAAGTAAAGCTGTGACTAACGCAGTTACGGCTCGTGATTTGCAGTTCGCTGATAATGTCGAGTTCAATGCGCTTCGTAGGCAGTTGAACACTTTTAGTTTTCAAGCTAAGCAAGCTGAATTAGAAGGTACTCTCAACCGCCTACCGGAGCGCACCAGACGACTTGCAGAACTTGACAACAAGATTGACAGTCTCAATCGGAAATTTAATGCAGACGCTAAAGCTATTCGTGAGAATCGCCTGATGTCTGAGGAAGCTAAGCGTGCGAGAATGGTAGCGCTCACCACTAGATACCGTAGTGAGCGCGAACGCTTAATGCGCCAAGCGCAGACGATGCTAAACTAAATCGTCTCTGAACGCGACAAAAGTCGGCAGCAACGGAACACCGTCTGCCGACTCGCGGAAGTATTTGATTGTGGCTTGCTTGCCTACAATATCTTCTCGCATTCTCCAATACATAACGCGCTGAGCTTCGGTAAATCCGCCACCGACCCAGAACCGCACTCCATTCGGTAGCTCGACATGCAAGCTACCAAGTTTGTCGAGTTCTACCATTCCTTCCTTGGACGTGCTTCTGGTAGTGTAACCGAGATCGTCAATAGTCGGCTCGTTTTCGTTATGCTGTAACGGCGCGAAGTCAAGTATTTTAACTTCGCAATCTTTGAATCTCTTTACTTTCTGTAGTTCAGGATAGCGAGTTCCGCTTCTTCCAAATTTATACATTCCATCAGCATCACGTAGCATAACACCCTCGCCACCTCTGTTCAGCACCTCAGATTCAAACTGTGCTAAAGCATTGTCACTATCAACTTTGTAGTGGCCGAGAACTGATACAAAGTCAGGTAGTTCAGTTGTCAACAACTTTTTAAATCTATTCACCCAGTAAGTATTTGGCTCGAACTTATCGAATAGGTAGATTTTAAATGGGTCTTGCGAATGAAAAGACATAGCAGCGGACACACTACGTTGCAAAACGTCCGGCCCGTACATACTACCAGAGATAAGTTCGCCATCGCAGCCTTCTAGAGCTTTTTTATGTATCTTTGCTAGTTCTTGAAGTTTACGATTTGGCAGTGGCTTAAGCGCCCTACTGTACGCTATGCCATCGAAAAACAAAACACGCACGCCGTCTAGCTTCTCACTCATATACAAAGTCTTAGGTTGCATGCTAACTTTGTTATGATCTACAGCAAGCATAGGACGAAATCCATGCGGAATCATTTTATCCTCCAAAACGGGGTAAGTTGCGAACAAGTTGGCATTCAACAGAAACTGCGTAATAAACTTCTGCTTCTATTTCTATATATACTCTTTCTACCATAGCCACAGCCTTCATTGGCATGGCCACTACTGTTTCATAATCGTAGTCATCGTTTTCTTCGTCTCTTACAGCTACTTGAAAACTTACCATTGGAACGGGCGATGACTCGTATTCAAATATAAAAGATGTTGCATGTATTAACAGTGTGTCACTATTAAAGACTCCTTTAAATTCAGGAGAAACCGTTACTCTGTACGCAGTAAACTTTTCCATAACGACTCCTAATTTATTGAAGTGCTGCTTCTGACTTGACTAACTTCTTTTGGAATGAACGAAGGTTCTTGCGACCCTATTAAAACTTCGGCATCAAAAATGTAGCAATCTACTTCAACTGGCGGCAGTCCAGTTTTGTTTAAAATATCCAACCTACGCGCACCACGAAGTGCTTTGCTGTTTTTCAGTGAAGAAAGCAGCCACCCAAGTTCAATCTTAAAGAACTTGCAGTAATCTATGAGTGCTTTCTTTGTAACAGCTACGTACTCAATCTTCTTCTGTGTACCGTAATATCTAACACAGATGTTACGTGCGTTATTCGGCACTATCATAATTGAAGAACTGCCATCGTCACGCAGAGTGTTATTAAGATTCTCAAGGAAGAACTGGTTGAGCATATTACCCGCATCGCCCAGAGTGTCTTGTATTTCGACTCGAACTTGCTTCATGGCGTTTACCATCCAATTCACCATGCCAGCAACGTCGTATGTATGAAGTTTTAACTCGTGGGCAATGCTAGCTCCAACATACATAGTAGCTACTGCTACTAACCAAAATCGTTCTGCTGGAGCTTCTTGATAGCTTTTGGTAAACGCGCGAATAGTTTCTTCAACTTTCCTTCGTACAGAAACTACGTTGTTAGCTAAGTATTCGGCATACACTCTGCCTGCCATACCGTAGTTAGAGTCGATAATAGACTTAGCTGTATCAATAGCAATTGCGTATTCTGCAACTGCTGGAGACACCTCGAACTCTAAAACTCTGTATGCTTGTCCATTATTGCCAGCACGCAGCTTTGCAATTTTGCTGTAGATGGATATATTAGAGCTTCCAAGAATTATTGTTTTCCATGTGGCCTCGTTAGCTCTAGTAACGCCAGTAACTGTTGCGCGCTCTTTTCCACGTCCACCCGTAATTTCGTACAACAAAGTGCCAAGAGCCTCTGGGTCCATTTCAGTGAGTTCATCAAACGTCACTGGTAGATTGCGCATGGCTCCAATGCGATTAAGCATTGGAATTCTGTTGTCGTGCGTTAAAATCATGCGTTCATTTGGAACTCCCCAAATACTTGTCGCAAACCGTTGCGCTGTGGACTTGCCTCTACCAGAGCCTCCGTATAAATTGACAAGTATGCCGTTATAGGGAGTAAACTCGACAAGAGGCGCAGCAAATCCCATAAGAGCAGTTACTATCAGCGGTTCTGCACCTTTAATATCGCTTAGTATAGAAAACGCACGCTTCCATTCTTCCAACGATCCAGATGCAGTAGCAGCTGCTTTTGATGGTGCGAGCGTAGGGCTGATGCTAGTATTGGCCAGCCAGCCGCGCTTTGTGTACACCATGTCACCCAAAACAAACTCTGCATATTCTGGAATGTTAATGTCTGGAAACCGCCAACCTAATTGTGAATACTGACGCGCAGCCGCTTTTGACAACTGTATGCTTCTGATATAGCTTACGAGATACCTGTAAAAATGCGGCGCGTATGTTCTGTCTGGAAGTATTCCATAGTCAGCAAGGAAAATGCCGAGCTTTTTATCATCAGCAAGTAGGCTCATCGGCACGCGAATGATCTTGTCTCCGTCGTGCGGAAACCGTGCCGCAATCTCTGCAATTTCCTGGCCTGTGTATTCGTCTTTCGACCTGTTGATAGGCACCACAAGGAAGTCAAAAACACGGACTATAGAGTCTGTTTTGTTCATAAATATCTGGTCATTCTTAAAAAAGAACGGTGCCGGTGGCGGAGCAATCTCATACCCAGAAACTACGATTGTTTCTTCTTCTAAAGAAGGCTCCGTAATCACTGCCAAGTCAAGCGGATCGGTGTTAGCGATCTTGCGCCCTGCTGAGACAGGGCTGTTCACCATGCCGCGTAACGGACACCGACGGCACCGATCCGGAGCTAGCTCACTCAGTCGCACGCACGTCGATGGGCCGATGCTAGCCTTAGCAAGTTGGTCTAGCTTTTTTATAGTCTCTGTTGGATTAAACCCCGGATGGCCAGTTGATAGAGCCATCGCACTTTCGTAGGTTTCTTTTGGGTCTTTTATATACGTAAAGCGCCCAACAGCAAGCGCAGCGTACCATTCCGGTTCGCTGGCAGTTTCTTTATGTTCAACGTATTCGCGCATCCAATTACACGCCGACACGACGTGCTCGATGGCGACTTTGTCTTTAGGGTCGATATGCGAGTAGTCTGCAACCGTACCGAGAGGGTCTATTTCCTTAGTAGGAACTAAGGACAGTGATAGTTCACCTCCACCTTCGGACAGTACAGAAACTTTTTGATTACGCCCGTTTTTATGATTGATAAATCCGGGTAACCTCAATAACGCGGCTTTGTCTTTTGTACGACTAGAATCCGCTACCAGACGTGGGCAAACGGATTTTACTAATTCAAGAAAGCCGGCGGAATACGCATCCCATTCTACTGGACTTAGTTCTTTTTCAAGCGGCCAGTAGGCATGAATGCCGTTGCCTGAATCCACAAGCCACGGGTACGGAAATGAGGTTTCTTCGCAAAACCTGCTTATGTCTTTAACAGCATCCTCATAGCTGTGACAAAAAGCCGGTTCCTCTCTAATGTCTATATCGACATAGAGAGACTTTAAAGCCAATACGTTGTCGCCTTTACGAAACCCGTTATTAGGGTCTTTTATTTTGGCGTAGGTTGCAGGAGAAAAGTATACTTCTTTTCCCGTGCTTACAGCTTGCAGGTCTTTTAAACCTGCAATTAGAGTATCGACATCTTGAAACGGAATGTGATTTAGTGAATCTAGTTTTTCTTTTCGGGCGGTCTTTTGAAGTTTGCCCACTGCAACGCATACGAAGCCCGTTGAGGGCATTATTGCTTTTAGAAAGTCCATGCTTTGCGTCCCTGTCGCAAAGAAAAACCCCCTTGTTCGGCACGTCGGGGGGTGACGACGCGGGAATGTACGCCGAACTGTACTTAGTTATCTTCCGGCATTCAGCTTTTCTAGAATCTTCTGAATGTTAGAAGTCGTACCGGCAACCGGCGCCGAGGACGGAATGCTACCACTTGCCACAGCAGGCGGCGAACTGAGCGGCAAACCCTGCTGGACAGGCGCTCTAGATTCCATTACTGGCGCAATGGCGGGAGCTTGGAGTGCTGGCTGCGAAGCAACCGAGCCCGTCATGGCGGGCACTGCCGGCGCTGCTGGCGCTTCTGCCTTTGCGGTGCCGTACTCCACTCGATATGCGTCCTCCACAATCGCATAGTTAGCAAGCAAGCGCTTAACTACTTCTGCTTGCCGTTGGTCAATGACACTACGAGCCTCAAACAACAGCTTAGGAACAGACTCGTTTGGATCAAACGACAGCCGAGTAACTAACTGTTGAAACTCAAACTGAGTACGAGACACCGCTCGTGCATAGTCGTTAAGGTTGAACTTTCTTGCTTGTGCATACGACTGCCCAAACAGTCCTTTCGACTTCACATCAAGCCGCCACACTCGACCTTCTGGATCGTCGGCAAGCATGACTGCAAGTCGATGAAAGTATCCGCAAGCCTTACCAGTACCGTCACCGGTAATGGACGAACCTTTGATGTTCTGTGGACAAATATCGCATCGCTCGGCTTGCTTGTTTACTACATTTGCAGCGGGAGTTTTTCCATCCGCGCTGTAACAAGTCGGCGGAACCGCTTCCGAATTTGGATCGTACTTAGTTGCATAGTACACACGACTGACATTGCCCAAACTGCCGAGGATAATAACGTCAAGGTAGGTAGTATCGAATGGATCTAATTCTTGCCCACCAACAACGCAACGAAAACGATTTCCTTTCAGGCTGATGTAGTCTGCACCCTGCGCCGGAACAATAGAGCGAGCGATCGGCTTGACATCAAATTTAAGATAGTCCGGAATAGCGAGTGCGTTGTTAGACTCAAACAAAGTCATATCACTCATTTTCCACCTCCACGCTTGGCATGAATGATTCGAGAACTTCGCTAACTTTTTCTAGATTCTTACAGAAAATTTCTTTTCTATAGTAAGATACCTTATCTCCTCTTACTTGATTGCCTTCAAGCTCGACTAAAAATCCGTTCTCAATTCTACTAACTTTAGCGCGATGGTCAGTAATCATTTTGCCCTCACTACAACCTCATACTCTTGGAACACCGAAATACCCGGCGGTGTCATTCCGGTTTCTTCGATAAATTGCTTAATCACTGAATCACTTAGTCTACGTTGCAGCATGTCAAGTCTGCCATTTTTAGCCATGAAGTCGTGAGCCAGACTCCAGTCATCAGCACGAGCGCGAGTTTTAAGTTCAAGATAGCTTGTACCACGAGAACCGCCAAAACTCTTTACTCCGCCTTCCAGCAATCGCTTATGAAGCTCTAACTCAATCGTCTCCATTTGAGACTTATACACTGCGTCGTCTGCTTCGTATTTCTTTTTTAAATCCGAACGGTATGAACGTAAATCGAGATACGCGGAAATCAACTCGTCGGTTGTCACTTCGTCAGACATCAGTTCGCTCCAATCCTAGTATATCGTTTAGAGTATCCGACAAATCCTTAAGGTTCTCTGAATGGATCACCAGTGATACGCCGCCAGCCTGAAGGATAGCTGAAAGCTCGCGCTGCTGAATGCTGGTCGGAGACTTTTCCGGACTTGCTTTAGCTTCGACAGCAATAAACTTGCCCGCACAATTAATTATAAAATCAGGAATGCCAGCGCGGCCCATTCCGGTCATATACGGCATAAAATACCAAATATGGGGTTTGTATGCGTCAAGCATTCTTTTTATCTGGGCTTTGACTAGCTTCTCACCCATTTTTGCGTCTCCCATTATATTCACAGGTGACTACAGCACAGTGATTTTTACAAAGCCCACTCGGTTTAGGATACCAAGTACCAGTTTCTACGCTATGCAGTATATTACTTCCACGACTCCGTATACTTTCTAAAAGCTGAGGTATCTGGTCACGAGTGAAGTAAGTATCAACAGCGTCGTCATACTTAAGGTACAAAAATGCTGCAACAAGTTCTTCTATCTGTGGATATTTAGCAAACGTAAGCAACGCCATTGCGGCTAACTGATTGTCGTCTTTGACAGGTTTGCCAGTTTTGTAGTCGTATACCGAGCCACGACTGCCATCTACAATTAGCAAATCTGCAACACCACGAAACCAAGCGCGTTTATCGAAGAACTCTACTGACGAGCCTTTATCATCAATTGCTAGCTTAAGTTCACAGTATCTAGCTCCGGATAAACTACATAAATACGTAGCTAGCGGCTCTAAGTGCGCGGTGTTTTCTGGCAAAGGAACGCTCTTTCCCACCCGCTCCTCAAGACATTTATGAACATAGTTACCCCAAATAATGTGTTGTGATTCGGGTTCCACAAAATTTTTAGCAATACGAATCTCGTAGCACTGACGAGGGCACGTTTCATATGCCGCGAGAAGCGAGTGAGAAAGAGTAGGAATTTTCAAGGCAGTATACTTTATAAACAAGAACCGTCAAAAATTCGAGACATTAAACGATCCGTCTCGTGCTTAATTGCATCGTCTAATGTAATGTAGTCCCTTCCTTCGCAACTATAAACACTATGAGTTGAATACTGCTGTTTAACAATTGTATTAAGAATCCTACCTTTATAAAGCAACAACGTAGTTTCCGTAGAGGTGTGATTAGTTACCGTTTCAGGAACGATTGCAGGCGGGCAAATAACTTCCACGTCATTTACAACTTCTTTAGTTTTCAGTTTACGTTTCATTTTACGTCTCCATAGTAAATTGCATACTTAGTTTTCGACGCCAGAGGAACGTCTGGCCACCACTCAACAGGACTATTCATAATCCTGTCGATCTCAAGAACTGCTCGATCGAGTACAGAATTTTCTACAACATACACTAGCTCGTCATGCGTTGTCATCACTAGCTTTGCAGGTACTTCTTTCGCAATGTCTAGAACTTTATCGAACAGTATGTTGCGTGCTAACGATTGTGCTAAGTTCTCTGCGATCTTACCGCCGAACAAATGTTCTTTAGCACCGGACGACTCAAATTCCAATCCGTTATTTCCCCGTCTAAGGTTTGGATATTTGACTCGCAAACCACACGGAAGTCGAAAACCATAATGGTTTCCGTAACCGGCGTGGCCAAATTCGACAGGGATTGATTTAAATTTCCCGGCCTTAAATTCGGAAAAGATTTGTTCCAAATTCTTCCACAACACCGGTACTCGGCTAAACGTTGCGCGGAAATTCTGGACGATCGCATCCGCATCTTCGGAAGTAATGTGGACTCCCGACGTTTTGCAATAGTCCGCGAATCTTGCGGCACCCATACCGAAACCACAGCCGAGGACCGCTGATTTAGCAATTTGACGTTTTCCAGCATCGACTTCTGGATCAATTTTCCTCCCATACATTTTTTCTGCAAACCATATATACAAATCCTGACCGGAACGAAGAACTTCAAGCGCGTCAGTCTGTCCCGCCATGGCCAGCGTCACTCGTAGCTCGATCTGAGACAGGTCCGAGACGACCAGTGTGTACCCCTTCGGCGCCCGCAAAGCGGCGCGTAGGCCGCCGCCACGCGGCAGATTCTGCATGTTCAGCCCGTCACTGCCCGACAGACGGTGAGTCTGTACAGCGCCGGAGAACCGATAGGGAATACTCAAAGGGCCGAGTTCGGCTAGACGAAGAAACTTGGCAGCGCGAGTTTCTTCGATAGTACTTGATGCTTCGAGTTTTGCAGCGACTAAGGCTTGTACATCCGAATTTGGATGGCTCATTAGCTCTTTTAAGCCTTCGTCGTTTTTAGCAAAAGCATAAGTTACTTCGCCAGTCGTAGGCGAAATCTTAGTTGGGGGCTCTACGCCTAGTAAACGCAAAGCGTTTGCAAAAGCCTCTCTACTACGTAGCTGTTTTGGATCGTTTATGCCAGCTCTAACTAGAGCTGTTTTCTTTCGTTCTATAACTCTTTGGTAGTAGCTTTCGATAAGCTCTTTGTCAATTACAAGAGCCGGTTCTGTAGCCATTCTAGTAACTAGATCAGACACAATAAACTCAGTCTGTGGCATGAACTTGTATAGTTCTCTTGTAATTCTTGCCGTAAGTTCTACGTCTTTACAACAATACTCCGCAAGTTTAGTATGCAAGTCCGATGGTAACTCACGCATGCCTTTAGTATGCACAAGTCCATCAGTCTTGGACTCACCAAACAAGTATTCAGCAACTGAATTAAGTGAATGCGACTTTAAAAGATTGCCCAATACGGCTCGTGACATGGCCGCAGTATCAACAAATAACTCCGGACGTATTCCTAGTTTTGCTAGAATTGTTCCGTCAAACAGCGTGTTATGACAAACTACTACAAGCGGATAGTTTGCTGTAAGTTCACCGATTACTTTAAAGAAATCGTCAGAACAAGTCCATGGAATATATGCAGGCTCGATTGGAGCATCGTTCAAACAATCAAGTAGTGCAATTCCTACTCCATGAATTTTGAAAGAATCGCTGTAAACGTATTCCTGCGTAGTTAAGTTTTTAAGAGAGTACGTATCATCATAGTAGGTTTCAAAGTCAACTACTAGCCACATTGTCTAGTATATCCCTATAGGGTGAGTTTATGGCTGTCTCTACGTCACTGTAGAGAATTTCAAAGTCTGCAAGATCGACATCCTCCACCGTGACAATCTTGTTCCAATTCAATTTGTTGACTGTAGAGATTCGATTTCCAGAAGGCGACAAATATATAGAAATCGGAAGTACAATCTCGCCCATTCTAATTCTATGAGACAGTACACGTATGTAGGCGGTTATTGCACTAGGAAGTTTGCGCTGACGTGGACGCGGCATGAGAGGCTCCAATGCCCGCTGGTCGCACCGGGCGGGCGCTCGAAAGTCTGCGCAGCGACCTTGCGTTTCAATTAAAGGTAGCCCGCTCCTTGATAGAATCGTTCAATAGCAGACTTCAATTGCGAGTCTGTAACAATAGGATCTTGCACATTTGCAACATAAGAACCCGGAACGATAATATCGAACATTCCAAAAGGTTCGTTAGCTGGTGGATAGTTTAATGGAATGATATACACTCCAGAACCGTAGTAACTAATCGCTAAAGAAAAGACTCTGTTCTTTTCTGCCTCGAATCTCCCAACAATCAAAGAGTCATTTTCGAGTCGATGTCTAACGACTTGAGACCAGAACACGGACCGAATTAACTGAACAGGTGCGTTACGGAATCGAGTAGACGCACTGAGCCACCCTGACGGATGATTTTTTCTCACCGTTTCATTCAGTTCTAGTAAATAAGACGGTGTATACATTCCGTCCTCAGTCAACGGCGCGGTCATGTACTCCGGCAAAGGTCTATTAGAACTCTCACCATTGCCAAGAGCGGCTAAGATGCGCTGTTCTAACAGGTCAATGCGATTTAAAATCTGCGCATTCGTGGGATTAGCTAAGTCATTCATTACTATCTCCTATGTGACGTTCAAGTAGACTACCAACCTCAGCTACTACAGACAGTGTTAAATGCCCACCGTTTCCGTAGTAACCTCCTCGCGGATCGAATACTGATTTGAGTTCTCTCGCAACGGCTTTTGCGTCGCCGCCATTAGAGAGCACCATAGTGGCCAAGCGCGTAACCGCTGTGAGCCATGCGACACTCTCCGCGTTTCGAGTGTTAGCAAATAACTCAACAGGATTTCCTTTTTCATCATTGTTTATGGTGATATAAATAGCGCCTTCGATATGAGGCGCTCGGACCTTATAAGTCTTTCCACCAAGACGATATGGGCGTTCCATAAAACTCCCAATAGAAAAACCGCAGTTCGCTCAGCGCTGCGGTGCCGCCATTCGCGCTCGTTCAGTATACGAGCACGGAGCTTAACAGTGAATGAATTACGCCGCCTTCGACGTTCTCGGCTTACGCGGCTTGACCGTAGTCGGATCGCGGTAGAACAGTCCAATCTGCGGCACGCCGTCAAACGCCTGCAAGATTTGTGCCGTCGTTTCGTCCTTAGCCGCAGTCTGTTCGTTAATGAGACGAACGTAGACATATCTACCAGTCCGCTTCGCAAACGCATTTGCAGCCGACGTGACAGCCTTGAGTCCCTTAGTCTGCTCCAGCGGAATGAACGCTGCCTTACCCGGAGCATCAAGCTGGTCAAACGGATAGATCGCCTTGCGACCGCCGCCACCACGCAGATGGCTAGTGTCACGCACAGTCTTGGGAACGGCTATATTGTCAAACACTTGGAAGTTAAGCATGTTAGTTAGTCCTCAATGTGATTTTGGAAAAGATTAAACAACTCTTGTTGAACGGCTTCTTTCTTTTTCAGTAGGTCATAGACTTTCCACTCCAACGGATGAGCGCCAATGTTATACACAACAGTTCGGTCTACTTGTCCCTTGCGGTGCATACGCTTGTTTGCTTGTGCGTATGTCTCTTGATTGTAGACCGGACTGTACCACACAGTAGCCTTTGCGTTAACTAATGTCAACCCATGACTTGCAACATCAGGATGGCAGACCAGCGCCTTGTAGCGTCCTTGCCGAAACTCTTGGAACGTCGTAGCCCTCTCTCCGGCACTTGTTGCTCCGTACACTGCTTTCGCCTCGTAGCCTGCGCCATGCAAGGCTTGTAGCAGTAAGGGTATCGTAGCAAGGAACGGTGAGAAGATCAACACCTGCCCTTGCGTTCCTTCCAGAATGTCAAGCACTACGTTTAATCGAGGTTCAGGAAGTATAGTGATGGCCTCGCCGGACTGGTCAGACTTCTTTACCGCGCCCGCCAAGATTTGTAACAATTTCGTTGCTTTAGTTGCGGACGTTATAGCTCGCACCTGTCCGTCTGGATGGTGCATTTCAAACGAGTCTTTCATTTCATTGAAATACACTCGTTGTTCTTTAGTTAGTTCAGCATGACGATTAACATACACAAGTTCAGGTAAGTCTATACAATCTTCGGCTGCAAAGCGCACCACTGGACGCAAAAACTCTTTAACTCGTTCTAATGCACCTTGCTTTGGTACCCATTTAAATGGGCCTTGTTTGTACATGAAAGTGTTTTGAAACGCATCCTTGTTACGCGCAACGGATAACGTAGGATACAGCATATGTAACAAAGGATACGCATCCATTAAGCTGTTTGCCATAGGCGTACCAGTCATAATGACTGTACGCATAGGTTTGGACTTACGTATCGCAACGGCTGCTTTGTAAACGTTAGTTCTAGTAGACTTGAAATTTCTTGTTGCTTCGTCGATTACTAGCATGTCATAACGCTTAGCAATCAGTTTGTCTTTTAATACTGCAAGTCCATGGTGATTGATGATGTCTACGTCAGCATTAAGTTCTAATGCTTTGAGTTTGTTTTTCTTGTCGCCAAATAAATTGGCGACTCTAATGTGCGGAGCCGCTTCAAAAAACTCTCGCATCCATTCAGGCTGCACTGATATTGGACAAGCAACTAAAACTTTTTTAACATTACAAAACTTTTGTAGATAGTCTATTGCCCAAATTACGGATCGTGTCTTACCTGTACCCGGATCGTTAAATACAAATATGTCGTCATGCAGGGTGATAAACTCCGACGTAACTTTTTGATGACGCATAGGCGGATGAGTCCCCGAGTACGTCCACGTACCTTGTGTCACGGACAAACTTAATGGGGTGGGTAAGACTTCTAATAGTTGAGGCGAAGTGCCTAAAGCGTTGTAGAGGAACGATACTGCATTTGTAGTGTACGGAATCGATACTGCATCTTTGTGGGTCTGCTCGACCGACAAGATTTGACTTATATGGAATCGACTCTCTAAATACTGAAATAACGAGGCTGTCATCCATATACGGCCTTCAATGTACATTGGCAGCGTTGGATTGTTCATCCTCGATACCTGAAAGTTTGTTGTAAATAACGTGAGCTTCCTCTAATTTTGAAACTATATTTAGTATTTCTGTAACAGACAAACTGCGACCTCCAAGTTTATAGCTAACAAGCGTAGTATAAACGTACATTAAATAGGCTAAACCTTCTAATTGTTGAGTAATCTGTTTTTCTTCTTTACAGTCAAGCATTAAAATAAAATGCAATCCGTCTGTACAATTAGCAGACAGTGCTTCAAATGATTTTCCAAACAATTCAACCTTGGCTTCGGTTTCATCTTCCATTTATAACTCTCCTCATGGCTTCTTCAACTTGTTCGTAAGTGAACAACGATTTTAGTTTGTCAGTTATTTCCCAATATCCGGGTTTGCCGTATGACCTTCCCACAGCGATACCGAGCAGCTCGGCGGCTTCCTCGGGAGTCTGGCAGTCCTCGACTGAACCGGGGTTGAGCCACGCTATGACGGGCTGTACAACTCTTTCGACAGTCCGCCCGTATCCGAGGCGGGCCAGCAGCCACGCGAGCCTGTGCGGGTCTACGCAGCGTTCCCACGCCACTCTGGCCGAGACTGTCTCATCCGCGTCATCGGCATAGGACCGACACGCACCCAACTGTTTCAAACAATTAGACCAATCTAAATCTGACATTCAATTTTTGAAATAGTGAATGCGTTTCTAAGCCAAGTTACAAAGTGTCCTAAAAACGCACTTGAATTCGATGTACTCGAACGAGTACGATTGTAATATAGCGTACTTATTCTGCTTACGTCTACTGAAACTACTTGTGTTTTATCTACTATCAAGTAGTCCATTCTTGTAGACCTAACATACGATACACCTAAGTGCATCTTCATGTTGGTTCTACCCTACTAAAGCTATTTCACACCCTGTACTTACAGGGGAACTGTTAACTTTTGTAGTTCTGAAATAACAGACTAATTTTCTATTTTTTATAACAAAGTCGCACACACTAAAGCTGGAAACGCGACTGTTCAAAAATATACTGTACTTTGCATCCCTTTCTCTAATCAGCGTATATTGTACGCCGCTAATTTTTGACTTTTGATTAGGCATAAATAATTGGTCCTACTAATGTCTTTGATATGGTGGGGCTGAAGGGAATCGAACCCTTAAGACCGAAGTCGGCGGATTTTAAGTCCGCTGCGTTTACCTATTTCGCCACAGCCCCGCAATTTTATTCTTTGTGGCCGCTACCTTCAAAATATTGTACACTAGACATATCGTGTAAGTGGCCGCTATTTATATGAATCCATGAGCGGTTGTAAATTTGGCACACGTTACTAATAAACGAATAGTAACGCTCGGTACCTATAGATGCCATGTCTACCCCATCTATTTGCGTTACGTTTAAACGAAACGCAGAAGCCATTATGTTGATATTCATTTTGCGATTTCCATTCAATAAGTGCCGGTGCGTACACCCTGCCGGCTCAGGTTCAAGGAGTTATCCGCATTGCAGCGGATACCGTAGTACGCTTACGGTGCATGTACTGGCGCCGCTAGTAGGATTCAAACCTACAACGAATGGATTAGAAATCCATTGCTCTATCCCATTGAGCTATAGCGGCACAAAGGAAACTCCAGTGATGCTTACATATTCTTTACAATCTTTTAAACACGTCGTAGAAAACCGACCTACAAAACTTTCATCATACATAGTAGCAGCATAGTCGCTGCGATAAAAAAGTCGTACTATTCTGAGTCTAGTATGCTGAGCCAAAACTGACTGCCAAAGTGATTTACAATCACTAACTGCTAAGGTTCCGTCAGGCTCCACAGCTCTATAGTACATCATAAAACTTTAATGCCGAGAGTGCCTATGTAGTCTTTAAGTTTTGTAGTAGGTTCAGATACAATGCAAGTTTCAAAGGCTTTGAATGGAGTATATACTCTTAGCTTTGGGCACCAGATTTGTAAGGAAATTGTAGAACGTTCAAAATGTTTAAAATAGCGTAATGATGCTGACCAAAACCATCTAAAGGTGTGATATGATTCGTAAATACTCACAGTCTCGGATTGTGTCAAAAGGACGCATATTTCAGACAGTGAATATGTCCATTCTGGCTCTACGACTCTGTGGTGCATACATCACTCAGTTTATATTAAAATTCGTTCTCTACGCCAGTGAAAGTTTTCCTATTTACGTTGCATTTTACTACATAATCACGCTTATTTTTGTCAGGGCTTAAGTAACTGACACTCGCTAAAAGAATTCCAGCACGCCTAATTTGATGTAAAAACAAGTTATCAAATATGCGTCCTTTTGACACAATTCGAGACTGTGAGTATTTACGAATCATATCACACCTGTGGTGAGACCGGCGAGAGTCGAACTCGCAACCAATGGATTAAAAGTCCACTGCTCTACCGTTGAGCTACGGTCTCAAAAATCGTTCCACCAATCTGGAGTCCAGCCTTTACAAATTCTGTCCCAAGTAGCAAACGTCTTAGCTTGCTTATAGTAATTTCTGTAGGATTCCACAGGCTTTTGTGGAATCTTGTAAATGTCCGGCATTGCAAGTGCCGGATCAGTCATCGAACCTTTTGGTAAATTTAGTGGTGGCACTGACAGTATATCAGAAAGTTTTGCGTATGAAGCGTGGTCTTTGCCACCAAACCTATTAACAAACTGTTTATTAAGTTCTATGAATAGATAATACGTCCACTCGTAGTTTTCGGAACACTGTCTCACCCATATCGCACATGGGTGATTGACATACGCAGCCTTGTAGACTTGATCGCTTCCATTCAGCAACCGATGCGCAGTCGAGAGTAACTGCGCGGATTCGAGAATCATTTTCGGCACGTGCTTATCACAATGATAAAGCGCCGCTTTATTTGGAGTTTCGTCAAGCATGAAAATGTTCATTATTAATCCTTACTATGGTGGGCCTACTCGGATTTGAACCGAGAACCAACCGCTTATGAGGCGGCTGCTCTAACCTCTTGAGCTATAGGCCCCTATGAACTAGGCTATAAATCGAGGCGTTAATCATAGTGATGGAATTTAGTGAATTAACTTGTGCGGGGCCTATCTTTACTATGATAGCAGAAAGTATCACTTTATTATTTACCTTTGGCAATGTGTAAGATTTTCTTACACGAGTTCGATGAGCGAAAAAACGTAATACACGCGCATCGTCTTTACGGAATAAAGTGAACTCACTTCCACCACCGAAGTACATACTCACTCCTTACAGCGCACAACGTCGCCGAAGGGGTAGCTACTATGCCCAGACACGTCCGCCCAAACTAGCGGATACGTTGGAGGACTTGACGGAAACCCTCCCTCACCATCAGTGATATAAACCACAACGCTAGGGTTATATTTCTCCATAGCGTCAATGGCTTCTCGAAAATCTGTTCCACCGTTTCCATGAAACTCCACACCGCGCTCAAGCAGTGCAGAAGATTCCACTTCTTCCTCATGTGTCACTCTCGCATCGGCGTCGATTCTGATTACTTTGCGAACACCAACCTGCGTCAGAATATCTTGCAGATGGCTCAGCACTTCGTCATAGATACTTGACATGGACCCGCTAGTATCGATGATGACGCCGAGTGTGTCGAGTCCCGGACTGTGCAGCGTTGGGCCGATGACACCGCGAACGGCAAGCCCCTGCACACTGTACCGTTTCAGGCTGTAGTCATCCTGAACGAGCGTGTTGAAGTACCGCGACAGGTCGGACCGCCAGTCATGCGGCGGCACCCAAGCGGATTCGACAAGTGTTCGGATCTCGCCCGGCAAACTGCCAGCAGGTGCTCCAACAAGCACCGACTGAATTGCTAGCCGAAGTTCTTGAATTTCTTCGGAAGTCAGCGGCTTTTCTGCTGACGGTTGTCCACAACCGTCAAGTATATTTTGCCCGGGCAAAGGGCACTTGTCAGGGTTATCGACAAGCCACTGATAGACTCGTTCACTCGTCCAAGATTGGGGATCAAACCTCATCTTGGGAAAAGTCCTAGCGGTAATCGAGCGGCTAAGGGCTCTACAGTTAAATCCATTGTCACGCAGAAACTCATTAATCACAAGATCCTGCGCAATGTTGAACTTGTGAACGTCGCGTCCTTGAACGCGACCAAAGAAATCCCATGCCAAGTGCATGGCTTCATGTGCCAGCACAAAGGCTTGCGAAGCAATATCGAGCGTGTTCCATACATCCGGATTGATCTTAATCCTGCGCCCGTCCGTACTTGCTGCCGCAGCAGGAGGAACGTCGTTCGAGAACTCAATCGGAAGAATCTTTACAAATCCGTAAATAATCGGATTGCGATTGAGAATCTCAAATAGGACTCGTGTAAATGGTCCGAACATGTTGACCCCTTGAAAAAGTGAGCACGGAGCGGCTATGTAGCCGCTCCGTGCCTTGCAACATTAGCCCTTGGTGATCGCCTTTTCGGGCAGCGGGTGGCTGTAGTAATGCCATCCAACAACCGAGCTATACCGAATCGCGACAAACGGAGTCGCGAACGGGTGAACTTCGTGCAGCGCCTTGTTGCCATCCACCATGGCGTCAGTTATGACACCCATTTGAATGACCATGGAAGCGCGATCGAGAACCCAGAACTCTCCATCCTTGGAGCGACCACGAAAGCGGCCGATATAGAAGAACCGATCAGTGTAAATCCAAATCGATTCTCCGATAGTCGGATCGCCGAGATCGAGGCTTTCAAGAGTGTCCGAAGTCTGAATGTTTGCAAGATTCAGCATTGCTGTTTCTCCTATTAAGAGTTAAGGAACTTACCTGTACCAGAAGAAAACTTCTGGTACGCACTTGTGCTAGCAAAGTGTGAGGACTTCTCCAGCAGTCGAACCCACATAACCTTTTGTTCCTCGGCAGGAAACCGAGAAATCAGCGGGTCAAGGTGAGCGATTAAGCCTTCCTTGGCAACATCCGCAACCTGACTAATAATCAGACTGCGAACAACCGGATTTTTCGGCACTTCCATAGTGCCAAGTTTTTGTGAAGTCATCTTATTAAAGTCCGGCAGGTCTTGCCAGAGTCTCACGATGACTTCACACTTTGCGGCGGCTTTGTCGCCGACGTGACTGGCAAGAATCGCCAGTCGATTAATCGACGAAATAGCGCCGTCATTGTAAAGTTCTTCGGCAGCGCGAAGTTCTGCACTGCATTCCACCCATCCACGATGAGTAGGCAGTTTATCAGCTGTCTGTTCCTGCTTGGGATATTCTCCCTTAAGAAAGTGAATGAGTCCGGGATTATACTGCAAAGCAGTATTGATCGCCGGATGGCCATGCGTGGCCAAATATCCCGGCATTTTATCCGAACCGACGAACTCCTCGTCAGTCGGACCATAGTATGTGACCGTTGGGCATCGAGTGTTGATGAGCCGGCTAATGGCGTTGACGCCTGCCGTATCACCAAGTCGGTTTGCAGTCAGAATGAATACCGTGCCATGAGGCAACGGTCGGCCTTGAATGCTGTGTGAAAGTACCGCCTCGCCCAACAGCGCTTGCACTGTCGGAGGCATGAACGAAAACTCGTCAATCAGAAAGATCGTATTCTCGGGAACACTGACGAAGCGTTCTGACCACACGTATCGAAACGAATCGAAGTCTCTATTCGGCACGTTCATGCCGAAAGTCTCCGGATGAATCGAAGGGCCGAGAAACACTTCGACATGCCGACTCAGTTTGCGAGCCACCTGATGAACGGCACTGGTCTTACCCACACCGTTCGGTCCCTGAATAATCAGAGACTTGCGTGCATTGACCGCAGTCATAATGCGGTCAGTCAAAACACTCACACCAGTGATGTCTGAAAGCACGGCTTTACCTCCGAATCACGTAGTTGAACGAATAGATGCAGTACCCATAAAGGTCTGACAGCCTGTCGGCTGCTTCTTCAATATTGTAAATAACCACAGAAACCACCATGTCGTTTCTCCTTGAAAGTTGTGAGGACCGATCACGACGGCATGCTCTCACGGCTCGGCTGAACCGACCGTGAACGACGCCGCGTATTCAACATCTAAGCGCAACATGACACCTCCTATTTTTCACCGGGCATTTTACTATAAGCGAAGTATAGTACCCTACTTCGCAGTCTTTTAGACCACCCAACAGTGGGCGTTTTATTTTCTTATGTTGGTATTGTAGACGGTTTTACCGTCTGACAGAAGCGTTGCCCTGTAGTCTGACACGGACGCACCGTACTTCAGTGCGTCCAGAATGTCTAAGAATAACACGGTGATTACCAGAGGTCTTTCAGAACCGCATTTGTATCCAAATGCGGGTCGTTTATTTTGCGGACTTTTGTCCGCGCCGCTATAAGCAAATCACCACGATCCGCTCCTCTAGGAATATTATCTACTTCGATTATGAGTTCAGGGCTATGATTGCGTATAGCCGCAGTCGCCTTGTTCTGGTGCTTGCTGGTTGTTCTACTGTATTGCGTGGTATTTATTACGAACAAGCCGTCATTACATCGTACTGCAATAGCAGTACTGTAAGAAAACAACGTTGCGCCGCCAGAATGGCACGCGGAAGCTCCCTTATAAGGGCGCCCCATAACAAAACACGTAACAGCGTCGCGGTATGAAGTCTTCATCTAAGCGCCTCCTTTACGGTTTTTTGGCACATAAACCGTGCCTTTAACTCATACACATAGTATGAGTTTTCATCAGCCGCTTCAAGCGCGGCCAGTTTCTTGGCCGCGTCTCTCGCTTCGTTAAGCGAAAGATAGGTTCCTAATACCTGCATTCCTTTGGACGGAACAATGACATAGTTAATAACGCGGTTCATTTACCACTCCTCTAGGTTGAAAAGCATCCAAATCAGGATGCTCAAAACGAAAATGACATCGGCAAGAGCCCAAAGGGCTCTTGCCGCTTCTAAAATGAAAAGGAGGATACTATCAACCATAGTAATCCTCCAACATGGTAATGAGTCCGTCGAAGTCCTCATTAGGACCAAGCAAATCGGCCATTGCAAAAACAATCGATTCGTCAATGCCAAAATCTTCGGCCAAAGACCGCAAGTAATCCTCGCGGTTTTCGTATCCGTTGTCAGTGTAGTAGACGCTCATGTGACCTCCTTAGAGTTTGACAGAAAATCGCCGAAGCATACGCTCAATCGTACGCTCCGGCACACCATGCACGGATTTGTTTCCGTGCCGATTTTCGACAATGAGCGACACAAAGGTCGCTCCCACTTCATCGGCAATGCGCCGATAGACTTCGACTTCCTCCTCGGTGGAGGAAGTATTCGTTACAAAAACTACATCACAGTCCTGTCGGCGAAACGCCGACAGGACCGCTTCCTGACACGCCTTGTGCGCATCAGGGAGCTTCTTGGGGTCAAACCTGTAGAAAGGGCCGATGCCGAAATAGCTATCGGCCTCAGAGAAAGTCCAACTTGCGTTGGGCTTACAGAGGGTTTGAGCAAGCGTGGTCTTCCCAGAACCGGGAAGCCCACGAAGAAGGACCAGAGTTTTCATTCGTGCTCCTTGCTGTAGGTGAAGAACGTGAAGATTTCGTATGTGTCCACTTTTGCTACTCCTTGTAAGCCCATTGCCGCCAATGGGCATCGGTTTTTATATGCGGGGCGGTCCGCGGCGAGAAGCATCGCACGAGGTTTCTGAACGGAAGCTGAACGCCAGCCGAAGGCTGGCGTCGTGCGCGTGTGCACGCGCGCGCGTGTATTTTGTTTTTGTGCGTTAAGTTACGATATGTAAATAGTTGCGTGTAAATGGAGAGATAAGCCAGCTGAACGGGCGTTCAGGTCGCTTTGGAGAGCGCATCAGCACTAGGAGTGGCCTAGGAGAGAGTGTAATAATATGGAGTCAGAGAGGATTCAGTTACGTGCAGGTGTTCGGGAGGGGCTCGTGAGAGAGCCCACGAGAGGCTGTAATAACTATAGGGTTGTAATATCTTTAGTATATATATATATATATATATATAGGGGTGTGGGGAATAGGTGTTTCTAAAAGAACCTGAATATAAGCTGAATTCCGAAACTATTACAGTTTGTATTACATTACAGCTGTAGCCCGCGTCCCTGCTCACTCACTTCGGTACAGAGTGTAACCATAACGAAGTAACAATCCGTCACAGACATAAATGTTACAACGATGCCTAGGGTGGAGCAAGCGCTGACGCTGTTGGCTCGCGTTAAGTTTGATAATAGAGAAACTGATTTTACGGAAGATTTCCGCATTCATTTCGCGGCTTCGCCGTATAGTCTCGCTTCAATACTCATATGGGCTAACTTCGCCGTATAGTCTCGCTTAAACTCCGAATATAGGGCTCTAAATCGCATAGTGCGATGACGGATAAGCGATAAATGCAACCTGAACGGCGGCTAAACGCTGCTGCACCAGGACTTCGGATATTCAGCGCTTGTTCAGGTTTTATGTGCTAGGCGCGAGGTTTCCTGAACGAAACTTAAACGAAGGTTGATCGAAGGGTTGACGGTTTGCAGGGTTGCGCTATAGTTCGCTTCGCCGGCTGGATCACTTCCGATCCGGGGCATTCCATTCAAGGAGTCACGAGACATGAATGCGAAACTCACGAAAAATGCGAAACTCACGAAAGCGCGCCTTGCTGCGAACCTGTCCGCACTCGTCCACGCTAACGTCCTGAAAGACGCTAGCGCGCAGGGCGATGTCTATTCTTTCTGGGCTGGTCCCCGCATGAAGGAATGGGCCTTGCTCGACAGTGGCGACCTGTTCAGGGTTGCCATCAAGGTCGCCGCGGCGCCCGACGCCGACGGGTATCCGGAAGTCTGGCCTACCGGGCGTGGCTTGTTGAACCCCGAAAAGGCCGCGCGCGCTGACAAGGCTTGCGCAGCGGTCGCGTTGTACTTGCTCCGTGGTGGCGATATTCCGGAGCCGCCGCCGCAGTCGGTTGCCAAGAAGGATGATAGGCGCATTGCGCGTCCGTGGACGCGCTAGGCTGTCTTACGGGAGCGCTTTCCGCCATAGGCTAGGGCTCCGAATGGAGCCCTAGCCTTTTTGCTGCCTTTTTGTACTAATGCATTATTACATTGCCACAGAACTTGATTGCATGATTTGATAACGCGGCATTGTCCGCGTTTTTTATTGCCTCGCGTTTGTTACATGTAACATGGACCACGCATTCTATTGCACGCATGGATTGCAGCTAGTCGGTTTCCTGATTTGTGTTGCGCAGTGTGTGAGCTGGTGGTGAGCTGGTGGTGAGCTGGTGGTGAGCTGACGGCTACTAGGTGGCGGCCCCCTATGCGGACCATGAGGAGTGCCGGGGCGCCGTCCAACAACCCGCACCCCTATAACTCCCACAT